AAACGTCTGTGCCCAGCACCAGGGGATAAGCAATGCCGGATTTGAGCATTCCGGCGAACTTGTCCATTTGCGCTTTCGGGGTTACGCCGAGGAAAGCAGAAAACACCACGTCAAAGGTGATCTGGTCGCTATTGCGGCCTACGTATTCCGGCACAGCTTTCCCGCCGTGCACCTGGTGCTGGCCGTAATTGGCGGTGCCGGACCAGGAGAAATTATTGAAGGTTGCAACCACATCAGGGGAAACTTCAAAGGTGACCGTTCCCAAAGTGCCGACAATCATCCAATCACCCCCAATACGTAACCGGCGCTGTTGAAGCCGTACTCATATACAACAAGCACCTGGACGCCCTTCTTCGGCAGCCAGGTGCTATCGCTGTATGAAATATAGACAGGGTGTGTATGGCCGTCCGCTGAACCTGTTTCCGCGTCCACATGGAAGGGGGCAAACTTGGCCACCCCCTCAAAAGGCCGCTGGGGAACGAATAGCCAATCCGAAACCATGTTGGAAAGATCGGGAAAGTACACGCGTACTTTCTTTTTCTCTTCATCCACAGCCGACACGATCCCGCGCCGGAAAAGCGTTCTTTCATCGGCCATTCAAATTCCCCCTTTCTATTTCTTCGTCAAGCCGCCCGTGGATACATACTCCATGCTCCCATCCGGGAACTGTACCAGCGTTTTACTGCCGGATGTGGATCCCAACAGCTTGACTTCCTGCCCACCATAGGACCAGGTGGGCGTTTGCGATTTCGCTTTAGAATCATTTTTGAAAGCGCCGCTCTCCGGTTTTGCAGTAGACACGGAATTGCCGGATCCTGAGAAGGTGCCTTCATCCACCCATCCCCACACGTTACAATCACCATCCACATCGTTGAGGTATTTGCCGCCGATCAGATGATAACGGTGGGGCGCTCCCTCCTTGGCGATCAGGGTGATCTTGGCATTGCCAGGTTTCCGAGAGCCAGAATTATTCGTGCTGTCAGACGCTTCATAAACAAGGCCACCGCTGAAATAGACGATATCGCCTATCTCAAAGGTGGTCTTTTCTTCGGCTTCGGCTTCCGGGGTGGCGGGCTGGATAATGATGGGCCGCAGCGTAATTTTGGTAGTATAGGCGCTATTGCTTACTTCATGCTTGCATTGCTTGATGATATACTTATCGTCAAACAGGCCGAAGCCCTCGAGGGCAATGCACATACCAGCGCCCAGCATGGGATTTCCAATAAGCGTGAAGGTCAAATGGGCTTCAAACTTATTATGCAGCCGAAGGAGCTGTTTTGCCAGCGCTTCGGCTTCACCGTTGCTCTCCACCCGTTCATCGGAGATCACCAGCGTTTGGTTGTTCTCGCTTTCCGGATCGTAATCATCGGCTTCCACGGTGGCGCTGTACAGTTCTTTTTTCTCCGGATGGTAATACCTCACCGTGCATTTGGCATAATGCACATCGCCATCCGACGTCTGAAAATCGTACTTGGTATAGGTGCCGTCCTGCCATTTGATAGTGGCCACTTCCTGAAGCGCTTCATAGCGCTCTTGGCTGAAAATCACCATTTTCCCTTTTACGACCTTCAGGGAAAAGCCGTTTTTGTGGCACAACTCCTGCAAAAAGGAAATATCAGTCTGCTTTACTTGTTCAACGCGGGCATAGTACGGATCCGAGGAGCAATCGTACATATACCCCAGACCGGCGCGGCCCGCAATTTCCGCGCCGATCTTTTTAAGGCTATACTCCTCCCAGGCTTTATCCCGCTCCTCCGTGCGCACGCCATCCCCAAAAGGGAGCGACGTGCCTTTCAGAATAACGGTGGAGGGCGGTCCGGACGCTTTGATGCTGTCCAGCTCAAATTCACCGCAATCGAGTTCCCGGACACGTCCGGAAGGCTCGGTGGTTTTGATCCCGGCTTCGATGGTCATGCCCTTCGTCTCTTTAGCTGTGGCTGCCATGATGGTATCATTGAGCCACTTTTTCAGCCATTTTCCGTCCGCATCGTGGATTTTGATTTGTAGGTCATCTGCTTCATCCTCTTCATTGTCGGTATAGGAAAGGGTGATCAGCCTGTCGCTGATATCTTCCGTGATATCTACGCCTTCAATGAACACCGACAAATCGGCATGAAAAGCGTGGTCCTTTACGCCGGAATCATAAGTGGTTCCCGTTACCAGCGCTCCCATAGCTTATACCCTCCATGGAGGAATATAGCTGGTGTCCAGATCGCTTTGATCAAGCGCCGGTATGTTCAATACGATACCGGCGCTGAAAATAAAGCAATCGCTATATTCCGTATTTGCACGGATCAGCTTGGCGGTGTGATCGGTGCTGCCGTATACCCGAAAGGCGATCAAATCAAACATATCACCGGATTTAGTTGTGTACGTACTCATTTGGTATACACTCTCCTCGCTCTGTCTGATTCAATATCGTCAAATACTTGTTCGATCATATCGCGCATCCGTTCCGTCTGCTGCTGCATAAGGGCTTCGGTTTCGGCAGGATTGCTACTGCCTGTGATATTGAATTCCGGCTTCACTTCGATGTTGTACTGGCTGCCCCAAGAACGATCAGAGATTGCCTGCACAGGTTCTGCGCTGGTGGCCTGACGCATGAAGTTGCGGGAATCTTGGGCGTTCATTACCTGTTCCCCGCCGTTGAACCACATAAGTTCAGGACCGCGTTCACCAACCCAGGCAAAGCCGCGCTCTGCATTGTCGGTACCAGCGGCATGGCCGGGAAGTTCCACGTTCATGGCTTCCGCCGCTGCTGCTGCCACCTTCTGGAACGCCGCAGTTACAGCGCTGAGTTTGCCAGCGGCACCATCTGCAAAAGCCTGTACGGTAGCAGCGCCAGCAGACGCCGCGTCGGAAGACATATCCATTGCGGCAACCGTCGCTTCAAGATCGGCCTGCAATGCCGCCATCTGTGCGGAGAAGTCGGTTTCCATCTCTGCCACGGTGTTGGCAAATTCGGCTTTTCCTTCTTCAACGCTGGAAAACGCCGTATTCAGTTCATCGATCTTTGTAGCGCCATCAGAAACAATAGCCGCCAGATAAGCAGCGCTCTCCTTGCTACCATCGGACAGTTGAGCAATGAGGCCCTGGGACAAGCCCATTTCACCCGCAGCTTTCAGATTCGCAGTGTATTCCTGCATATAAACAGCCTGGCTTTGCAACGCTGCGATCATCTGATCGACAGATTGCTGTGTAAGCTCAGGAGCTTCTTCAAACAGCTTGAACTGGCCGTCCATGCTCTTGTAGGCAGCATCATACGCTTCCGTATACGCCTCACTCAGCTGGGTCATTTTATCCAGGATGGGCTGCATGGCCGCATTGACTTCCGCAGCGCTGGCACCAATTTCCTCCATGCCGTCAGCCATGCCATTCGCTTCATCAGTGGCCAAACCCATAGCTTGACTAAGTTCCTTCGTGGCATCGGCAATCTGTTCTTCCGTCATGCCAGCCGTTTTCAGGGAGGAGGACAGAAGCTGAAATGCTTCATCCGTAGAAAGAACGCCCGATTCCACGCCAGAAGCCAGATTATCAATGAACAACTGCTGAAGTTCATTCACTTCTTGAATCTGCGTACCGTACTCACCAGTGCGTCTGCTCAATTCGGCAGTATAATACAAGACGGTTGCTTCTGTAGCGGTCAGCCCATCGACATCGATATATTCACGCCAATCAAGCCCATTCCCGGTGTATTGGCCCAAATCCAGCACATGCCCCATCAAGTAACCGAGAGCAAAGATTTCATCCTCCATATCCTGTATAGAGGATGTATAATCGAATTCCGGCACTTTCTCCATCGTTCCCCAGTATTCATCTAATTGTTCACCGAATTGGGTCATGGAATCATACTGTTGAAAAAGGCTGGCCATAGAGGCAGCCAATTCATCTGTGCTTTTTCCTGCGTATTTGAGCGAACGGTCATAAACGTCCACCCAGCCGTCAGATTCAGAGTGAATTTTTGCTTCTTTCTGAACTGCTTCGGCATACTTTTGGGCCTGCTTCGTAGCGTTTTCATAGATTTCACTGCGAAGACGGGCCTGCTCGCCCTTGGCAATCTGATCGGCCCGCTCGATTTGTTCATCCATGGATCGGGTTTCACCCGCAAGAGAGGAACTTACGGCATCGGACGCATCTGCCAATTCTGACTTGATCTCAGAAAGCCGCTGTTCTTTCGCGGCAAGTTCATCGGCAGCGGCCTGGGTAATCGCATATTGCGTTACGTTGGAAGAATAGGCGGCTTCCAATTCAGCTACCTTTGCCCGCTGCGCTTCGACGGCTGCCGTCTGATCTTCAATAGCCTGCTGAATGGCGCTCTTTGCCGATTCAGTACCAGCGTGGGTCAGGCGGGCTTCCAGTTCGCCCTGGCGCTGCTCCATGGCTGACAGGTCCGTGTTTGCCTGGTCCAGATCCTTTTTCGCTGTAGCGGTATCGCCTTTGAGAGCCTTGGCTTCCTCCTGCAAAGAGGCAATGGCCTTCTGAACATCATCCAAATTGGTGATGTCGGCGGTCAGTTCTACCACTCTGCTGGTTGCAGCAATATAGTCCTCAACGGTTATCGCTCCTTTGGGTTTTCCTTCAATCTCTACGGTTTTGCTGCCGGATACGAAGGAATCAACGGTAAGCGATTGCTTATTGCCATTTTCAGCAGTAATCTCAATAGAGCGCTGATCTGCAGGAATGAAGCTTTCGGTGGTCAAGCTGTTTTCCGGCGAACTGGTTATGCCGACGTTCGTTTCGCCTTCGACAAAATCATCAACGGATAATTTATCATCGGGCGGCGTGCCGGTAATAGTGACATCGCGGGCATTTTCAGGAATAAAATCACCTGTAGTCACCTTCCCGCTTGCACCAACATCGCCATTCAGATAAATAATATCCGTACCTTCCAGAAAACCTTTTGCATACAGTTTGCCAATAGCCTTGGCGTTAAGTGCGACGTCCTTGCCGATCATAAAATCATCGGCATACACCATTTTGGAAAGTGCCTCCGCGCTTAGCTTCACCGTGGAATCCTGGAGCAGCTTATACTGGTCGAGTGTGCTGGCTACGCCGGGAGTAAGGGCAATTTGGATTTCACCGTTTGCTGCAGCATCGCTGATAAATTCCGTTGAACGGAACTTCTCAGGCAGAGCTTTCAGGGCTACAGTATCCTCTCCGGGTTTCAAGAAACCGGCTGCTGCTACCGTCTGCTGTGCTTCGCCGGACAGCTTGATAATGGCTTCATTATTGACCAGATCATTGATCAATTCCTTAGAGCTGATCTGGCTGCCCTTTTTTGCATCCAACTGGATCCAAGAACCGCTTTCACCGCCCTGGAGGAACTGCGTAGCTTTCAGCAAGGCTTCAGTATCTTCCTTGCCGGTAAGAGTAATGATTGTGCCGTCAACAAAATCATTAACGGACAATTCCTTGAAGCCTTCGGCGATTTCAGCCGTGACGTGAACGGTAACGGTTTCACCGCCCATGCCGGACAGCTCCTCGGTGGCACCGGCAGTTTTATACAACTCCTGCTGCAACTGCCTATATTCAGCACAGAGAGAACGAATATTACTTTGTTTTTTGAAATCTGCGTTCAGATCATCAAACTCGGCGTCCAGTTCTTCCATGCTCTGCTGACCATTCTTGAACGCTTCGGCCAGCAGGATCACGCCAGCGGTCACAGCCGCAAGTCCGGCAGCAATACCCATGACGATATTCAAGCCGGGGATGGTAGCGGTAAACAGCGCCTGGGCTTTTGCGGCCACACGCATTGCTGCGGCGTATCCCGTAACCGCAACAGCAATAATGCCGACAACGGCAGCCGCAGCGGTAAAAGCCCGGACAAGGGCAGGATTCTTTTGGATGAAAGAAGTGACGGGCCTCATCAAATCCGTCATGGCGCTGGCCGCTCCACCGATGATAGGCGTGAACGCATCACCAACAGCGATTTTCAGATTATTAAACCCGTTACCCAGCATTGCCAGCTTTGCTTCCGTGGTTTCGTACATCACAGACGCTTTGGCTGCCAGCGCGGTGTTCTGATTCCAGGCATTGCCCGCCTGGTTAATCGTGTTGGACAGCAGGCTCCCAGCGGAGGCAAGGCCCAGGATGGCCTTTGTCTGCCGCACGTTGGTGATGCCCAATTCATCCAGAATCACGATTGCAGACTTTCCGTTACGTTCCGTATCGTTCAAGCCTTGAATAAAGGCATCCATAGCGCCTACGGCGTTTTCTCCCCAGGCGCGTTTGAATTGGTCTGCGGTCATGTTAGCCACGGATGCAAATTCCGTCAAGCCATCGCCCGTTTCAACAGCTTTATACAGTGTGGAAATCAGGGTGGACATGGACGTGGATCCGGCTTGGGCTTCAATACCCAAGGAACCGAGAGCCGCAGAAATGCCCAGGATGTCAACGGAGGACATACCAGCCTGAGATGCAGACGCAGCCATGCCCTGGGACATCTCCACAACCTTGGAAGCGGTGGTGGCCGTAGCATCGCCCAGATCGGCAACCACGGAGCCCAGGCGTTCATAATCAGTTACGCCGGTAATGTTGGAAAACTGAGCCAGCATTGTGGCCGCGCTGTCAGCCGACAAATCCGTGGTCGTAGCCAATTGAGCCATAACTGTGGTGAAGGATTCCACGTTCTCCTGTGCAATGCCCAACTGACCGGCTGTGGTGGCGATCCCCGCCAATTCTCCAGCGCTGATAGGGATTTCCGTAGAGAGGTTTTTGAAACTTTCACCCAGGCCCTGGAGGAAAGCATCACTGCCGCCAACAGTACGCTTGACACCAGCCATTGCACTTTCGTATTCGATGGCGGCTTCGGAGCATTCTTTCAGCGCTTGTACGCCTACCTGAAACACTTTCATAAGGCCCGCAGCCGCTACTACTTCCGCGATGGCGCTGGCGCTGTCTGCCATACTCTGGCCCATTTCCTCAGCGCCCTGCGCCGCGTTTTCCTGTTCTGCCTTCAAGCTGGACAGTTCGGCAGCCAGGTTTTCACTTTCCTTCGCAAGGTTATTCGTATCAATACCAGCAGCATTTAAGGACTGGCCGTAGGTGTTTAGCCTGGATTCCTGCTCGGCGAGTTTTTTGGAATTATCGCTGATCGCTTTTCCTTTCGCCAGAAGCTGATTTTTCATGGAAGCGGATGCTTCTCCACTCTTGTCCATTTCAGCTTTCAGGTTGGCATACTGCTGTTGATACAGCTGCAGTTTGGCCCGCGTCTTTTCAATTGCCTGCTGGGTTTTCTGATAAGCCGTAATATTTCCTTGCTGCTTATTGAGGGATTCAATCTTGCTTTGTAAAGCTACAACGCTGGATTGTGCGCTCTTAAAAGCAGCACCAAACTGGCTTTGTACCTTTGCACCGATGCTGAATGCCATTTGGTACTCTTTAGCCACGCTTCATCCCTCCTTTATCTTCGTTTTCGCTGTCTATCGCGTTCAGCAATGCGTTCACGAATAATAGCGTTATTGTCTTCTATCCAAAGGGGCAGCTGAGAAAGCGGCAGCTTAAGCCAGAAGCTCACAGGGGTATGACAGTTTTCAGATAATATCATGCTCTGTGTCCTGATCCAGCTGCCGCCATCGCCTACTACTGCTCCGATTCCATCAAAAAATTTCTGGCCTTCGTTCTGATGCGCAGGAACTCCCGCATGGGCATCTTCTGGAAAGCATCAACGCCAAGCCGCTCATTGCAAACCCTGGCAGCCATCCGAATAAGGAAATGGCCGGAGAAAGCGGGCACCAGCACACTGATACCCTTGGCTTGCAATTCAGCCTCAATACTCAGGCTGTCTTCACCGGTGAGCTTGTCAAAATCGAAGGTAAGGCTTTTGTATTCCTTTCCTTCCCATTCAAAGGGCTTTCTGAAAAAATGGATATATGCGACGTTGGACTTGTCGGCTTCGGCTTCGGCCTTTGCCACTTCATATTCCTTGTCCTGCTCCGTCGTGTTATTTTTGATTTCTTCCATGGTGCTTGTCTCCTTTCAAAGCGAAGGGGGGAAGGATTTGCTCCTTCCCCCTATTTGGTCCAGATTACTTGCCGAGAGCCTTACGCACATCGGCCATATAGTCCACACCGCCGATCTTGCAGATGTAATTGAACTGGTCAATTTCCCAGATCTGCTTGCCATCCTTGTACGCCGCATAGTAGTACACGCTGTACTCGCCGTTGGCGTTGCTGGTGGTGGCGGGAACGATATCGCCGGGGGTGAAGTTCTTCGGGATCACGCCGAGGATATACTTATCGGCCTGGATGGTACGCTGGGTACCAACGGAATCCCAATGCTGCTCCGCAACGCGCAGATCCAGCAGGTGCTTTTCAGGCTTGAGCAACTTCACAGCGGCTTCGGTGGCGGAGCGGAAATTGAAGGTGGCATTCATCTTGTCAATCATGCCGATCAGGACGGCTTCAACGGTACCGGAAATACCAGCGCCGGTGATGTCCTGGGTCAGATAGTTGATGTTGGGCAGCGTCACTTGAGCAATACCCACGAAGTTTACGCTATCCTCGTAAACTTCAAAATCGACAATAGATTCAGGATGCAGCATGTCAGTTCACTCCTTCCTTACGCCTGGAGAGCCGCCTGCACATAGCTGGCGTCATATTCCAGGGTGAAATCGATCTCCTGAGCGGGAGAAGGCGGGGTCAGGTACACGTGGAGATTGATGATGCCCGCCATAAGGTTGGTCAGGCTGTTTTCACTCTCCAGCATCTCAACGCGAGCACCCAGCAGGTAGCCGCTGCCAACCAGCCCATTCAGCCAGATATTGCTGGAATCGAGGATGGTGTCGATCAGACGCCGGGTCATGGGCTTGTCCAGCTGCCCCCAGAAGGTCTTGATCAAGGTATTAGCTACCCAGTCAAACATCCGGCTGATCGGGATGTAGTAATCCTTCACGTCGGTATTGGTGGGGTAGCAGGCGGTGTAATTGCCCCAGCAGACAAAGCCGCCCATGAAATTCAGGCCCGTTACGATACCGGCATTGTTCAGGACGTCGGCCTGTGCCTTAGTCAGCAGTACCTCAGTGCCATCGGCCAGAACCAGGCTGTCAGCCTTGATGCCGTGATTGGAGGGGCTGCAATAGGGGGCGCGGTTTTCGGTGTCCACAGACGCCATGAGGCCCGCCAGCTGAGTGGAGAAGTGATACTTCTTCCCGCCAAGGCCGATCATGGGCCAGCACACGATTTCGTTCGGGTCGGTCATGGACAGCTGATTCTTTTTCGCGCCGACAGTGGAATACTCCACAGCGCCGCCGCTGTCGCAAGGAACATCGATCAGAGCCTTGGCCCGGAACAAGCCATTGATCGCACCAGCCTTGGACGCCATCACAGCGGCCACGGCGCTCTTATCAGACCAGCCGGGAGCGCAGATCATATCCGGGATCACGCCCAGGACGCTCATACACAACTCAACCTTATCCATAGCGGTGGCTACGGCGGCAGCGGTGATGCTGGTAAAGGCAGCCTCGTTGTAGGCGATATTCAGAGTGGTGGCATCGTAGGCGCTGCCGGTGGACAGCAGTTCAACGATCATATCGCCGTCACTGAAATAGACATCATAATCGGTGCCCTTTGTGATGGCGGCGTTGTTCTTCTTTACCACCAAGCCGGAATCGTTGATCGCCTTGCTGCCCAGGGACACCTTATGATTACTCACGGTGTAATCTGCGGCAGTCTTAGCAGCCTTCATAGTGGTGGGATCGAACAGATTGAGGAAAATGCAGGGCTGCATATTGAACAGCACGAACTGGCTGTATCCAAATTCGGCCAGGGAGTAATTATCCCAATCCTCGGAATAGCCCAGCTTTTCAACGAACTCGTTCCAGCTGGTGCAGAGGACGGGAACACCCACCGCAGCGGGGTTTTCAGCGGCCTGAATGGGAGCTACGCCAACGACAAAAGGAATGCCGGTGGCAGCCACGACGGGGGTGGAAATGCTGGTCGCACGCTCAAAAGCGTATACGCCATGATTGGCCATGGTTTATCCCTCCTTCTTTTTCACATCGGCAACCAGCTTTTTGTAGATTTCATTCAGCAGATTGCCGGGTGTCTTGACTTTTACCCTGTCTTCCGGCAACGTTTTGTCGGAGATCAGGAGTTGTTTGATGCGCGGGAAGCGTTCAATCGCACCCGCAAGGAACTGTTCAACCTCTGCTCGCGTACCGGTGTAGATGCTGGCGGTCTGAATGACGCCGCGAATGGACGGGCCGAGGTAAACAAAAAAGCCGTCCTCTTTGACAGGCTCGGCTTTTTCTTCTTTGATGGCTTCTACCGTTTCATTGGCTTCAGTCTCCTTTGGCTTCTTTACCATATTTGCGGAACCTCCCTTTTCACGGGCGGTATGTGCCAGGTGCCGATCATTTCTCCTGCATAATACGGAGCTGTATCATCAGGGTAGGCCATGAATTCCAGTTTTTCAGTCTTATCCAGCCAAAATTCATTATTGGGGCCAACGACGCAAGTTTTGAGCAGGTTAATACGGATGCGGGACGCCAGGTTCAGAAGCTGCAAAGCGCCCTCCTGCTCATCTGGATTATAAGTGCAGCAGATGATACGCACGACGGCGTAACTATCATCCTGCCCGCGCTCCGGCTGTTCATCCGCTGCGGTGATCAGCTGGATCAGGACATAAGGCGCTTTTTTCTTTGCCTCCTTGCTATCCGGCAACCGCATTTTATAAACGTCCGCAGCACGATACTTTTGCTCTTCGTCTTTGGTCTGAACACGTGTCGGCATGATTAAATCGGCGGTTTTTTCACCGATGAAATCGGCCAGTGCTTGAAGAAGATCGACCCAATTCACAACATCACCACCCGTTCAGAATTCGATTAATCTCATGCTCAATACGATCATTGAAGACAGTAACGATTTCGTCCTCCATGTTTTGAGTGACAGTTCCGTCCATCATCATGTGCGCAGCAGACGGGCCGTATTTCTGCTCAATAGGCAAACGGCTGGATCCAACGCGCTCATACACACCCAGCGCCATGTTTTCAGGAATGAAAGCATGGGAGAGCGTTCCGCCGCCACCACGTTTTACAGAAACAGCTACACCGCCGTCTTTGGTAAATCTTGTACCGAATTCAATTAGTTTTATAACGCTCCCGGCGAATACCAACCTGACGCCGGAAACACCGGTACCGCCACCGTTGACAAACATTTTGTCTCGCACATGCGCTTTAAAGCCGCCCTGTGAAATAACATATTGCTCAGAAGCAAATTTACCGGCTTTCGATTTTGCAGACTTGGCAGCCCTGTTTAATGCCGATGTAACAGCATGAAATGCCGCAGAGCCATTGCCGCCGAAGTTGCCCAGCCCAGCCAGTAGTTTATTTGCTCTGTCAAGATGCAGGCCCGCTTCTTCGCGTATATAGACTTCACTCATCGTAAGCCTCCAATTCCAGCCGTACCATGCCGAGATCACATCCGGATTGGGCTACATAGTACGTGTGAGGGAAATCATCATCATCGGTGATAGAAATCTTACATCCCTTCTCCGGGACGTGATTCCCCAGCTTGTCAGCAGGAAAATGAGCGATTGCATTAACAAGATACAACCCCTGGGCGTGATCCTTTACATTTGCTGATCTGTCTTTCTCTTTGAGCTGCGTCATAACGACGGGTACTTCTTCATATTCCTCTCCGTCATAAACAACCGTTCGGAGATCGGCAAATTCATCCACGTTGGAGAACACGGCCAGGTTATCCTGCAATACTGATTCACGGAAACTCATTCCTCAATCACATCCTGGGGATTCAGGTCGGGAAAATCATCCGTACCGTTGAGGGCATCCACCATGTCCTGCTTTTTCATACCAGCACGAACAGTCAGCCCGCGTTCATGCATGGCAGCCCGCAGTTCATCCGCTTTCATATCGGTTGTGTAAACAGTAATGTCTTCATCATCGGTCAAATCGTCATTTTCAATTTCACCGTTTTCAGAAGCATCCTCATCGGTATTTTCGTCGGACGTGTTTTCCTCAGTTCCAGCTTCAGAAACGGAAACCAGCGCTCTGATATAATCAGGATCCGCATATTCAGCGATACCGCTTTCTACCAGCCGCACCGCCTCATCATCATCCACATCAATGGGAGGATCATTGCGAGTAGCGGATTTTACAGTACAAGCAAGCTGGCCATCTTCTTTCTTTTCACGATAGCCGTAGGCTCCGTTAATAATATGAATCAGCATGGTTTGTCTCCTTTCGGGTCGTGCTTAGGACACGGCGTTGGCAGCATAGACCCAGGGAGAATAATTCTTGGGAGCAGCCAGGGGGCGGCTTTCCAGAATCAGTTCACGGGTCTTGCGACGGCGATCCACGAACAGGTCAGGTACACGCTTGCCTTTGATGGTGCTGTAGATGCCATTATCATCAATATGCGTAATATGCGCATACATCAGATGACCGCAGCCGGGAGAGGTGACCATGATGCCCTTTGCCGGGAAATAGTTGTAGTAAGTGGTAGTCTTGACACCGTTCTGCTCAGTAGTAACAGCATACTGCTCATCTACCACGATCACATTCAAGCGATAGCCGCCGAAGTTGACAATACCAAGCAGGGAAACGCCATCATATTTGGTCAGCTCCTGCACGATGGGGGACGCGATGATGATGCCGCTGTTCTTATCAACCAGCGACTTGAAATCCTCGTTGGCCAGCAGCACATCGGCAACATCCTGACCAACGAGCAAATCGGTGTGACCCCGACCACGGCGGGACAGTGCGCGGCACATAGCACGAACATGCCCAACAATGACGCTCCAAGCGGTGTTAGTGGTCCAGCGATCACCAGAAGAAATGGTGTAGATACCATCATTGCCCTTGGTAGCATCATAATAAAGGACTTTGGCCTTATTGCCCACAGTTTGGGCATCGATCATTTCATCAACTTCAAAGCCGTTGTTAAGCATAGTCTGAGCGCACAGGTATTCCTCAGTGCGAACAAACCTCCGCTCCAGCAGGGCCAGATCTTCCATGACCAGCTTGTTGGCGCGTTCAGCCTCGGTACTTTCAGACAAGATAGCTTCGCCGTAACCGCGTTTTTTCAGATCATCCATGGTAAGCGGACGGCTTTGTGCGATCTTGGTAGGCGCGTAGTCGTGAATTTCATAGCCCTGACGCGCCACGGGAATAGGATCGGCACGTTCAACCATGAAAGGAGCCATGCCTTCATCGCCGTCCTGATATTCACACAGCACCTTATCGGCTGCGTAAATATCGCCCGGCTCGGTGGGGAAATAGCGATCCCGGAAAAAAGTGTTCACGGGAGAAAGGCCCTTCCAAAGGCCCATCATGTAATAGGTGTTCAGGATATCAATGTTGAGAGCCATCTTTCATCCCTCCTCGTTAAGGTTCCTGAACGGTGCCAAAGATGATCCCTTTTGTACGCAGGATATCTTTGTCCGCTTCGGTCAGAGTAGCGCCGGTTGCCAAAATCAGCGCGTCAGCGTTGAAGCAGCCGGAGATATAGACGGTAGCATTTTCATCGACGCTGGTACCAACTTCGATGTCATCAGTCAGGATGCAGTCCGGGGTCAGGGTTTCGTTGGTTGCTGCAGCGGTGCCGAAAATGACCAGCTTACCATCACCAGCGGAACCACCAGACTTCGCCAGAAGAGTGCCGCGCTTGAGAGTTCCAGCAGTACCCAGCTTGCGAATTACGCCGCCGCGTACCAGGGCCGGGGGTTCAAGACCGGCAAACAGCTTTTCAAATTCAACGCTGCCGATCTTTTCATGCAGATCGCGAGTAGCCATAGCTTACGCCTCCTTCTTTTCGCCAAGCGCCTTTTTGGCAGCCGCTTCACCAGCAGCCACCAGATCAGCGTTGGTCATGGGTTTGTCTTCTTCTTCAGAAGCAGGGGCAGGAGTAACGCCAGCAGCACCGCTGTCCTTAGCGTCAGCCTGGAGCGCAGCCATAAAAGCCGTTCCCTGCTGCACGCTTTTCTGTGCGGCACGGTAGCACATTTCCTGCGCCGTGCAGGGTTCGGAATACTTCGCGGCATTGACCGTTTCAGGGTCAAAAAGGCTGGCAACGGCGTCAATGTCAGCAAGGCGCTGGCGTTCAGCCTGCACAGCTTCATCGGTGTTCACACCTGCCTGAGCTTCAGCAAGCAAGGCCGCAGCCGCTTCGGGATTCTGTTGACGGAATTCCTCAAGAGTCATAGGGCTATTCCCTCCATTCTTGCCTGATGCTTCAGGCGAATTTATATCTACGCTGCTTGTGGGTGCAGTTTCGATTGTTTTGATGCCATCGGGCAAAGTGCCCATGGCTGCCACGCGCATGCTGTGGCCGCAGGCATAAAGCGTGCGATGATCGGCGCTGACGGCAATATCAGGATCGGCTTCATCCTCAAGCAACTCATCAGCGAACATGTTTTCAACCGCTTCTCTGCCGGACATATAAGTATCCTTATCCATCATGGCCCGCACTTCTTCCATGGTTTTCCCGGTCTTGCGGACATAGATTTCAGCCTGGCTGTTGTCGATCACGCTCAATTCATCTGCCATCTTCCGGGCAGACACGGCATTAAAGCGATCCCACACAACGGTCCAGCAATCGTGGATCATCACGATGGAGGAAGGGTTGACTTTTACGGTGTCGCATGCGCACATGATCAGGCTGCCGCCGCTCATGGCAACGCCATCGACGATGCAGGTTTTTTTTGCTTTCAGTTCACGCAACCGGTTATGAATCGCCATTGCAGAAAAAGCATCGCCACCCACCGAGTTAAGGTGAATGATGATGCTTTCACAATCGGCGATTGTTTCCAAATCGGCCAGGAAATCTTTGAGAATAATAAACTGACCATCAACCGGTTCTCCCGTCCACCAGTCAACGGGTTGGCTTTCGACGATTTCGCCATACATGGTCAGTTCGGCTTTCTTCCCGTCTACAACAGCAAGCGTATAACAAGGCCGTTTAAGGAAGATTCTATTCGCTTTGCTCATTTTCACCATCTCCTTCTGTTGGAGCGCCAGAACCATTTGTCGCATCGGAAGCACCTACAATGCCTCCGGCTTTTTTCAATGCTTCATTCTCAGGCCCAAGCTGCTCCACGTTTTCATTCCAGTCACCACCACCATGCTCCCTGGTGACTTGCTGGTGCGTTTTATACCCATGCGCCACAGACATAATGTCCGCTTTAACCTCTTTGACGGGGTCAAGCTGCCCTTGAACAGGGCCGAGCCATTGAGCAGAGCACCAGGCAGCGCGGATACGCGGATCCGTAAAGAATCCAGGAGCATTGATTCTTCCGAGCGCCACCGCCTCAGAAAGCCATACTTCATAAACAGGCTGGCAAAGCATATTCACAAGCCATTCACGCCGCATTTTGAATCCTTCCCAGGCTTCCATCAATGCCGCACGGGATGCTGAATAAGAAGCGTTATATTCTTTCAGCAGCGTATCGTATGGAATTTCGAGTGCAGCACCAATTTCACGGCAGATCGTCTTGAAGAAAATATCGAATCCGGCAGACGGAATTTTCGGTTCGCCGAATGCGATCTTTTCTCCATCCTCCAAATGAATAACTGTACCTGGTCCCATTTCGTATTCATTTGGGTTATCAGAAGCGTTACTGTCGGGAGGATTATCAGGAGAATCATCATCTCCGTATCCAACTTCATTGATTGGAATTTGTGCCGGGTTGGTCTCCGTATAAATCCAGGCAGTAAAGAAACTCTGAATCAAAGCGGCCATCAATTCAGATTGCGTATATCTGCTGATGTTCAACAGGCTTTCAATAACCGGGGCGAGGTAAGTCACGCCGCGATACTGATCAGGCCGCTCCGCATCCAGGATCTGCAATATATTAGGGAGGCCGGTTCGTTTGCCATAAGCCATTACACGCTGCCACTTCACATTGTCTATTTCACGAAGTGCCTGCCTTGGATAAACATTGCAAATGTGATAAGCTACAACCATGCCGTTTTTATCGACTTCGACACCATCAAAAATCCGATTACCGGTCTTTTTGTTGATGCCATCCGTACTCATTCCTCCGACAACATGATTGCTGACATTCGGCGTGCTTACGCGGTCAGCTTCGATCATGTGAATACGCAGGGAATACGGGTTGAGCGGTGTAGGATCGTAACGCTGGAAAAGGGCAAAAACATCACCATTCGTCAGCCAACTCATAACCGCCAACTGCTGGATTCCTGCAAAGTTATTCATGCCGATGGCATCGCAATTTTCTCGCTTGTTTGCCCAAAGAGCAAATTCACGTTCTGTGTTCTTCTGCCAGTCCTTTGCAGCTTCAGGCGTCATTTGCAGGAACTGATAATCAATGCTGCTTTTCAGATTCAAGCCAACGCCGACAATCTTTGTGCGATTGGTTTTGATCGCGCTGGCAGCCACGGGCGAGGACATGGACAGCATCCGGCCACGTTGGCGCAGCGTAAAATTATTCCAGTTGATGTCCTCATTCGGAGACGATGAAGCTGCGGTGAAGCCCTTGAGCGCCCTGCGCGTTGTGCTGGCTCCCGCTTCGCTGTAGCCGCTGGCTTTGATCTCCCGCATATCTGCCATATTCATCTGCCGAGCCAGATTGTTCAGGCTGAAACTCACGTTTTACCACCTCCATTCTTTACAAAAATAGGGCTGTAGCGGCGAAAGGAGACAAAACTCCGCCGTCAGCCCATATGAATAACGCCTCACGGCGATATTCCATGGTTACCAGTCACGCGGCAAAATACCGAATGCTTTACGAGGCTTTATTCCTTTCAGCAAGGTTTCAAGCCGATCAACCTTTTCCTCCGCTTCATCAATTGCTTTGCGGAGAGAAGGAATATCAAAGCGGGTCAACTGGCGATCATCAATCTGATACGATTTTACGCCACCAGAAATCAGCGCCGCGTAAGCATCCATCAGTTTTCCGAGTTGTTCACGCCAATACGTGAGCCGCTCCTGTACGATGGCTTTATCCATCGCCAATCACCTCACCAATCAAAATAACTGTTCATGCGCTGCTCGATAGAGCGCGGTTTTGCGGCCTTTTTTACAGCCGGAGCGGGCTTCTTAGCTTCAGCGCCGGACGCTGTAGTTTTGCTTCTTCGCAGCAATGCATCCATATCAGGAGCCAGTGCCTTGAAAGCAGCGAGTGAATAATTCCTGCAGTCGAGTGGCTCATTGCGTTCATGGCCCGGAATCTTCTCCCAGACCCAAGGATTGCGGTTATGCTCTTTATAGACAAGATGTTCCGAAAGCAGGCCAACAAAAAAGGCATGGCCATATCCGCAATCATCATTCTTAGGAAAGTGGCAATACCTGGGGCCGGGTGTCTGAACCTTCAGATTATCCATGATCATCTGTTTTCCCGCGTCAACGCCCAATTGGTACTGCCAGCATGTGCCGATATAGCGCCCGCGCAGCATAATTTGGACTTTTTTGGGAGGAGAAGTAAAGGGCCTGCCGTCACCGGCAAAGCCCTTGCAGTCAAATACACGCATCCCGATACGTTTTGAGCATTCATGTCTGACCTGTTGGGTAAAATGCCCACCATCATCAACAAATGTCATGCTGATTCGGAGCCCTTTTCCACTTTCATACCGGTAAACGTGTTTTAGAATATCGTCGAGCGTTTCCCATACCTGTGGATCGTCGGGCCTTCCCATGATCTGGCCACGCTTTATACCCCAGCTTTCATTTCGCAGCCCATAACCGACAACCTCATATTCCAATCGGTCATCCTGGACGTCGACACCAGCCGTAAGCACAAGTACGCCGGACGGAAGTTCTGCTTTGTATTCTTCACGCCTGGCCAGGAATGTATCTTCATCCTCCAGCCCGCCGCGATCCTCCCACAGTTCACCAAATAACGTATTGTATTTGACTTTTAATTTTTCGATATCGCCCAGGGCTTCCAGGTATTCCAGAACAATACTGTCCCAGCTTTTCCACGGAGAACAGAAAGCGTTAAGCCAGAAAGAACGTGTACCATTCTCATAAGCATCGGGATTCTCAGCAATCCACTTTGCCGGTGAGCGCTTCATCTGATGCTCATATGAAATACCGCCGCATTCCGGGCAGACATAATAAACGGTTTTTACATCAAAAACATTCTTCCCGTTCACTTCTTTTGCGTTGTACTCATACCGGATATCAGACCACCGGATGTTGTGATATTCTCCGCAATGCGGGCATTTGGTACACCAGCGCTCCTGTGTACCGGTATAGAATGCCTTTTCAATTGCAGATGCTCCCTTGATGGTTGGAGTGGAAACTTCAAAGGATTTAGCGTTATAAAATGTAGTCTGACGGGCCATAGCCAGCGCCCAAGGGTCACCTTCACGCCCTGCAGATGTTGCCCAACGGTCACGTTCATCGCCGAGCACATTTTTAATGGGTTTTGAAGCCAGAGCATGAGCTTCTGTTGAACCACACATTGTCAGAATGCCACCGGGATAGCTTTTTTGTAATACGGTGTTGCTACCGTCCTTGTTCTTTATTGAACTGACTAAGCGCCGAAGGATTGCACTATCCCGTATCATTGGAGAGATACGAAGTTTAGAATACTCTTTCGCATCAGTCACTGTGGGTTCAATTAGGAGGATAGAGCCCGGATCCTGGTGGATAATATACCCCATGATGTTATTGAGCATTTCGCTCTTGCCTACCTGGGACGCGGCCACCATTACCACATGACGCACTTTCGGATCCGTGAAAGCGTCCATCGGTTCTTTCAGGTATGGTGTCCGGCTTGTACGCCACGGACCAGGTTCTGCAGATGTCTCAGGAGAAAGAACGCGGTGTTTATCGGCCCATTCAGAAACAGTAAGATTCTCAGGCGGGCGAAATCCCTGCATGGCCTTTGAAACGATTGAATTTAATGCATCAATCGCTCTTTTTCTTTCTGCCGCTTCTTTCCTTTCGGCAACTTCATTATTAGTTGTCTTCATCTGCATCCTGCTCAATTCTTTCTGACCATTCACGACGTTCTCTGACAAGCTGTTCATATTTTGCCGGATCATATGAATACTTGGCGAGTTCTTCCATAACGGCATATACGCCATCGCGGATGATAACAGAGCATTCTTCTGCCGATTCAGCCTTGGAAACAGGAACGGCCAGACGCCCTGGAAGAGCGGTCAGCATTGCTCTGATGGTTTTTACCATGTCCTCGGTTATGGCAGATACATCTTCAGAGCGGTGCATATTACCGCGCAATTCTTCAGCCTCCATGTGAGCAACAATGGCTTTTGAAGTTTTCAACTTTGCCTCTGACCTGCGCCGTTGAATTTCAATTTTTTTCTCTTCTTCCGACATTTGATTGCCGGTAACGAAGGTGATATACCGTTGAACATTATCCGCAAGTATAAAACGGCCTCGGGTTTCTGTCTGGAATGTGCCGTCCTGCGTCAATTGTTGTACGCGCCTGGCGGTGATTCCAAGAACCATTGCGAGTTGTGTTGTAGATACTGTGGTATCGTCCGTTATCGTCATTTTCGGCTCTTCGCTCACGCATATCACCTCCAATTGCTGAACTTGGTGTGAAAAAGTCACCGAAACGAGCATTTTTTTACTCCGAACATCACTTTTTCTCGGGTTTCGTACAAAAAACGTAACGAAATGGGCATTTTTTCATTTTCAGAGTGTGCGAGATTTGGGGTCGCAGAAGGCGCGGGCCTCGGGCCGAGCGCGGACAGTACCTTTTTCGCCGCGCCGATTTTTTCAGCAGCCCCCAAAATAGCCCTTCTGACAGGCTTTTGGGAAAGCCAGGCTTGCCTTCACCCAGCACGCCAAAAGCCTGTCAGCGGTCACGCCAGGAACAACGGCGTATAGAATAATGTGATTATCAGCCAGGCTCTACCAGGACAGCCTTTTCGCCGGTCAATTCCTCCCACCGGGCGATAATCACATCCACATACCGTGGATCCAGCTCCATCACAAAAGCATCGCGGCCATTTTGTTCGCAGGCTATAATGGTCGTTCCGCTGCCGCCGAACAAATCCAGGACAGCGCCGCCCTGCTCCGTGCTGTTTTGAATCAGGTAATCAAACAGCGCCACAGGCTTCATCGTCGGATGAATATCGGAGCGCTGAGGCTTATCAAAGTCCATCACCGTGGTTTGCCTGCGGTCAGACGTCCACAGGTGAGGCGCTCCGTCCTTCCAACCATAAAGGCACGGCTCATGCTTCCATTGATAATCCTGCCTGCCCAGGACAAGCGCGTTTTTATTCCATATCAGGCATTGCCGGACATTCCACCCGCTGTCCCTGCAAGCCCCACGAACATCAAATCCGTGACTGTCAGCGTGCCAGATGTAGAATGCAGCGCCGGGATTCATGACGGCATTGGCAGATGTAAAGGCATCCGTGAGGAATCGCCGGAAAGCCGCATCCTCCATGTTATCGTTCTGGATAGTCATTCCCGTCCCGCCGTGGTAATCCACGTTATAAGGAGGATCTGTAAGTAACAGATCAGCCAGGCGGTTTCCCATCAGACGGGTCACGTCCGCGCCACTGGTGCTATCACCGCACATAAGTCTATGTCTACCGAGGCTGTATATCTGACCACGTACAGCCTTGGGTTGTAGAGGGGGGTCTTCCGGGGGATTATCCATAACGGGAGGATATACAACCGGGGGCCTGGGCGCGTCATTGGATGGCGCGGGCCGCTCATCCCTTCGGGCGCTGTGCGTCCATTCCTCTGTATAATCCTCCAGCAGATCATCCCCATCATCGGAATTGTAGAATTGCTCCAGGAAATCCTCATCCCATCCAGGAATATCGGTATCGTCGATTTCGCGGAGAATATCATTCAGGGCGTCCATGTCATTGGATCCCAGTTCATACAGCCTGTTGTCGGCAATCATCAGCTTTTTCTTCTGCTTTTCTGACAGCCCTGTTTTCACCAGGCAATCAGCTGTATCTTTCCCAGCGCCGATCAGCGCGTCGTACAGACCATTGCCCGCCAGGATCGCGCCCTGCTCATCGATGATGATAGGCTTCAGCTGGCCGAACATAATCACGCTGCGGGTGTACTCGGCTATTTGTTCCGGGCTGTGCTTTCTGACGTTCCGCTCGATCTTGTGAATTTCAGAAAGTTTCTTCTGCACGATCTTCATGCCGCCGCCTCCCTTCCGGGACGCAGGGCCTGGCTGCCGCATACAGAAGCAGCGTTGCTCACGGTGGCGGGCCGCAGCCTACCGCCCGTTCCGTTTCGCCTGAGCGAATAAGAATTGATGTTTATCAAACTGTCCTCCTTTGTTCCGGTGAGCGGTGGCGGGCCGCAGCCGGATGCCGTTTTCGTCACAGCGCAAGGAGTAAACGCTGCGCAGAATCTTTCTTCTCCCCTTTCCTGGCATAAGAATAGGCGGCTCCTCTTTTGGAGGAAACCGCCCTGTTGCGTGATTAAGATCAATTCACAGCATGCACTATAACATAGGTTGACGATACATATGAGACATTTGAGACATTTGCAACAAATGAGACATTCGAGACATTCGAGACATTTGAGACATTCGGAACATTTCGTGCGCGAATAAAACGCGAATTAACGCGAATTATTGATTTATTACTTATAAGAAATAAAAAAGCCCGCCTCCTTTCGGAAGCGGGAGAAGATTATTCAATTCGCAGTTTCCAGGTAACGGTACACGCATTGCTTTACCGTATATTCCGTTTCCTTGCCGCCAAGTTCACCCGCAATATCCTGCCATGATTGCTGATTGATAAACCGCTTAATGACAATCAGCTTCACTCTTGGGTTTTGAATGTGGTTGATGAAGCGGAGGATTCTTTCCCTTGTATCGGTGTATTTTCGGATGTTTGCTTTAATCTCCGCGTCCTGGTCCACAATCTTCGGCACCAGTTCGCCAACCTTGTCACGGACGCCAGGCGCTTTTGGCATATCGGAAAAACCAGGCGAATGAAGTCCGGCCTGCTCATATAAATCATCCAAACGTTCCTGTTCGCATTGGATGAGCTTCTCTAAATATACCAACTGCTGCAGTTCGTATACTTTCACCTGGCTTTCCCTCCTTGCCCTGGCGTGCGGAAAATGTGGAAAAACAAAAGAAACTGCTGATATTATAACACAAAACGCGCCATGAATACAGCCTGTTCTTACGTCATGCGTAATTGCTCGGACATGGGCACCAGCTGATACATTCCGTTGCCGTTGGATTCCAGCGCAAAATCGCCGTACAGCTTTCCTTCAATTTCATTCTTGGCTTGGACGGTATAGGATACCTTGTGCTTGAATATCGGCTTCGTGGCGGGTCTGCTTTGCCCATTCTTTTCGACGGAGTAATCACTGAGCAGGATGGTCAACTTCACGGTCATGGATGCTTCATCGACCCCATATTCCTGCATATTCCGAAGCAGGGCGTTGATGCCGATTCCCATATCCCTTTTCAGGTCTCCGAAGGTATCGGACTGCATATCGATGTTCATGATGGAAGGCATACTGTTTTCTCCTTTCAAATCTTGATCTGCTGTAATTTTTCAATTGCGTTTTGAATCGCGGTTTTCGCGTCTACCTGTGCGTAAATAAGATTCCTCTTTTCCTGCTCCAGCACCTGATCCCGATGCTCCATGCATTCATAGGTATTCCATCTGACACCGCATTCCAGGCATTCCCTGCGCCGTTTGATGGCTTCTTTCGCCAATTCGGTGTTGATAACTCTGCTGAAAGTGCTATCACAGTTCGGACAATGAATCCCGCCGTCTGTAACTTCTCTTCTCACGGTCCATCACTCCTGTACAGATCGCACGGCGTCATTTCATGGCATACACCTCCATTGAATACACAGGGCGGCACCAGCACGGGCAGGAATTCCGGGCAGGCTTTTGTTACCAACTCCATCATGTGATAGAGCACAGCCCGCGTTTCCTCCGCAGCCTTTCCACACAGGCGCTTCTGCACGACGGTGATCAGCTCTTCTGCATTCATGTCCCAAATCATATTGACGGGAGTATCCTGCCTGGCCGCATTCCGGTCATAATCATGCTGGCGGTCATTCCGCTGGCTTTTTACGTAGGGCTGCGCGTGAACGTGCCGGCAAAGGTGGACGCTTACCCAGGAAGGAATATCCTCGATCAGGAAAGAGAACTGCATATACCGAATGGGGCTGTGTCGGGCGATCAGGATTCTTTCTTTCCAACGGAGATCAGGCGGTGTAATTGGCTCTTTCCCAACAGTCACCAGGGCTCTCCGTTTCACTTCCATCCAATCAGATTCGCTCGGGAAACGCAGCATTGTGATTGTCATTCTCCATTATCCTCCTTGCTCTTGAAACGCTGATACTCAGTGTCTTCATAGGTCATTTGGTTTGTCTCCCGCAGCGGACCGGCATGTTTTCCATACTCGATTTCACGCCATTCCTGATATTCATCCTCCGGCATGAAGTCTGTAATGTAGTCTTCGACAATAGAAGAATAGCAGGCCCATTTGCCGTCTGACGGACGTTGAACGTTATAACGCGGCATTGCTTTTCCTCCTGCGTTCTGCCTTTTTATCCATAATCTTCAGCGCCAACTTTGCAATGCCGAGTACCAGAAGAACCAGAATTACAAACCCAAGAGGAATCCATAAAGGAGATAGCACCCACCACCATGACCAGTCGATCACGCCGCACAGTTTCAGTACTACAAACGCCACAAGCAGCATGGAAATGGTAATATCCCCTACAATCTTTGAATTATTTTGTTCCTGACGATAATACCGCATGATTATTCCTCCTTTTTTTGAGACAGCGCTTTCATCGTTTCGCTGACGATGATGGAAACACAATCGGCATAGGCTTTTTCTTCGCCCATCAATTCATCACGCTGGGATTTGTAATGGGCGCTCTCCATGGTTTTATTAGTAAGTTCTGTACGCAGTTTCAGGATTTCTGCATTATGGGTTCTGGCGCTGGCTTTTTGCACTGCCCTATCATGTCCTTCGCCATAGGGCGATTGTGATTGGCACATGGGGCACACGAAGAAATACGCTCCATCGGAGGGGATTGCCCTTTCCTCCATGATTTCTCCGCAGTATGGGCAGTAGATTCTATCATTTTTCTCGTTCACGTATTTTCACTCACTTTCTCAGAGCCGATTTTAATGGCCCGGTCCATTAAACGTCGCATGAAGGCGCTGTCACATTCAAAGGTTGTCCATCTGGTGCCGCACCGTTCACATTCCCGCCGCCTGCGGAATCCGGCTGCAAAGGGCCGACAATCTTTCACAAAGGATTTTTCATACCCGCATTTCGGGCAATTAAGGCCCGCCATATTATCACGCCCTTATATTTTGTACCCTTTGCGGGGAATATCGCTGCGCACTTTCCGAAGGCTGTCCCAGTATGGGTTTTCTACACACAATTCAAATGGGCTTTCTCCATAATCCTTGTAATACTCATCCCCATATTGCTTGAATAATTCCTCCATGTCCTGAAGCGTTACTATTTTTTGGCGGCGGTCAGCCATGAGGATATCAAACTGAATTCTGGACAATGCTTTCACGCTTTCTTTCCTCCCATCTTTTCAAGCGTCCGGCTGTGACAAATGATTTCCTCGGCCCATCTGATGCACAGGCCGTTGGTATCAGTTGCGTTGCGGCTGATTGCTTCTGCCAATTCTTTTATTCTTCCGGGAATTGCCAGGAAGTAGGGCCTGATGCCAAGCGCAGGCTTTTCGTTTGCCTGCTTTTCACACTCCGGGCACACCTGACGGCCTTCGGGGATTTCACCGCCACAGAGCAGGCAGCGTTCACTCACGGCTCATTCCTCCTCATCGATCTTGCGTGAAGGTGATAGGAATAATCATTTCGGGAAGGATATTAACTTCATAATGGTATTTATCAACATACGCGCCAGAAATATCCTCTACAACGTAGATTGTCCAGCTGTTTAACCGAACAAAATGCTTTTTATACTGTCCCGGACCAACTTCGACGATAATATCAATATCTCCACTGCTGTGTTGAACTGAAAGGTTGCCGATGATTTCAAGCAACGGAGTATCAGAACGAGCGTTGATCACAGTCACACGTCGAGTAACGTTGAACAGGTCAGCTTCTTTGCTTACGTTGTGAGAAACCTTTTCTGCCTCTGTCATGCAGCCGCAAAGGATAATAGAAAGAATCACCAATAGAATAACCAGAGCAATAGTTTTCTTTTTCATTTTTCTTCCTCCTTGTAGTATTCAATAATCTGTTCTGCGGGCACCACGAAGATGATTCCACGGAGAGGATCCTCCAAGCTGATCGTTGGGGCAACGGTGCCTTTGGTCATGCGCACGGTGATGGTCTTTTGCCGCATTTTTGTCGGTGCGCCGTTGAACATATCGACCACCATACCTTTTACTTTGATTTCTTGTGATTGTTTGGTATCCACGATGTCTCCCATAATTACACCTCCCGTATTTCTTCTTTCAAGAATTCCAGCGCTTTTTCAGCAAGGCTCAGAGGGATTTTTACTGTCTTATGTTCTTCTTCACATTCCTCCCAGGGGCAATCCCGGCACTTGGGATCGGCGATGCAGTTTTCCAAGGCAGAAATAACCTTGTCACGTTCGCACATTCGTTCCAATAGGAGCATTTGCTTTCTTAATGCTTCTCCTGCCAATTCGCCAAGAGTACTCATCCTTTTTTCACTTCCTCCCATTTTTATCCCGGATGTCACGCAGTATCCTTGAAGCATCATGCCCCATATCTTTACAAAAAACCATGAAGCAAAGCCACAATTGAATAATTACGAGGATAGAATGAATAAGATTGAGGGTTTTATTGATTTCATTCAATGCAGCGATCAACTCTTCCATAGCATTACCTCCATCATCGCAGGAGTCGGCTGCGAATCCCACACACGCCATCCAATGTTATAATTCTTCATTGTTAATCCATATATGAATCTTGGGGCGTTTATGGATATTTCTGTGACCTTCCCGTTTGCCTTACAAACTTGAACCGCTTCCATACAATAGAGTTCGCCGCCTAAGCATTCGATCCACAAAAATTGGCCTTTTTTCGTGGCCTGCATATCGTCAATTGTCAATACTCTTGGAGGCTTAAGCCTGTTTGTTTCTATTAATTCGGTGAGCGATTCATCCATTATTTCTTTAAGGCTGATCCTGCTTTCTTTTAACTTATCTTGAAGGCTTTCATTTGTTGCACTTGTTTTTGAAGCACATTTTTCACATTCCTTTTCCTTCTGATCCTGTTTTTTCAACAGAAAGATAGCATCACGCATTAAAGCAATCCTGCAAGACCACAGATCGTTATAATCTTCGTTGCCATAATACTGACAATTACCACACGGCGTCGGATGTTTTCCACTTGTGCAACACTCAAGCCCCTTTATCACCTTTTCCAGATCAGTCACTCCACTTCACCTCCTGACCACAATTCCCGCAAAAATGCTTATGATATTTTTTCGTAAGCATTTCCTTGCAATTCGGACAGCGTCCAAACCAAATGCCGAACCAAGTATCGTCTTTTGGAATATCGTCAACGATAACTGTTTGCGGTTCCTGCGTTTTCAGCAGGGAGAGGGCATCCTCAATTAGTTTAAATGGGAACATATAGCCTTTGGGTTTACACGGCACTGAACCTTCAGCAACTTCCTTTTCAAGTTCCCTTATCACCTTTTCCCGCAGATCATCCATTCCAATCAACTCCTCTCCCGCAGTTAGAACAGAAATTTGGATGCTGGCCCGTAGGAAAAATCATTCCGCATTCAGCACAGCAAGGCAGTGTAAAATACCTGGTCTTTTTCAATTTAGGCTTTAGTGCGTCCGGCTTCTTCAACCGGGCGCACCGAAGCAGTTCCAGGGCATCACGCATCTTTTGCTGATCGCATCCGTTATTATGGTAGGGGCATTCCACGCACCGATCAGGCAGCCCGCCAGACAGACAGATTTCAATACCTTTGATAACCTTTTCCAGATCAGGCATTCTTTTTCACCTCCGGGGGATTCGGTAAAGGCATCCAATGAGTAACGAACTCTTTTTCTGACATTGGACCGGTGAGACATTTCCATTCTCCATTTTCACGAACGCCAATGCTGACAAACTCTTCTCCATCGGCATTGCAGGCTGTTGTAGCGATCAGCACACATTCATAAGGCCCAGGCAATTTTTCTTTTACGATGATCCACTTGCTATTCAACAGCAGCGTAATTAATTTATCCATGAGGGGCTTCGGGATAAGATACTGAACGGTGACGGGATCTGGATTGACCTTTTCCATGGTTTTTTTGATATTCATCATATCGGTGAAAATATCACTTCCATTATCCCAGCTTGCTTTTGTGGTAAGTGTTGTTAAGCCATTAAGCATAAGCATCCCCCTTCTGATACGCATCCGGCCAGAAGTCCCAAGCGATTACTTTGATACTGTCCGGGCCTATCACGCCATCCCAATTATCGCTGGTGCGGAATTGCACTTTTCCATCCCAGGGGCTTTTCATGTAATACACTGGCCCCAGTGTTTCAGTGTGCTTTTGCCAATCGCGCTGGATGGTCACGATCAGCGGCACACCCATCGGCGGCTTCGTTTTCTCCGGATCCTTCCAATTCGCTATCATGGTTTTTTCCTCCGTGATGAATTTGAGGTATACTTGGTTTGGCGGTGGTGACTGAACATCAATTTTGACATTGATTACCTTGTATCCGGCACTCCAACCGTGAATCATTCCCATTTGGATAAGCTGCTGGATGGTATACTCTTCACCGTGGAGCAGAAGCCATTTTTCAAGAGCATCGAAGTATTCCCGGCTTTTGAGGTATCTCTGCTTTTCCTTCTTTTTTCGCTGTCTTTTATTCATGTATTCTCCTTCTGCACATACACTTCAAAGGTTCCGTCTTTCCGGCAGCGCACGGTAGCGTTCATATTCTGCTGGAAGGTTGTCCTGTTCTGGATCATGCACCAGAGGATTTCTTCCACCGTCTTGGGCGTGAATTTCCGCTTTCCTTTTTTCAATTCTTCCATGATGCCGCCGATCACGCGCCGGGCGCGGATCAGGGCGATGGCGAAGCCAACGGTCTGGCCCAGGAGCCTGGAAGCGTCAGGCTGCTGCCGGGTTCCTTCTACTGGCGCTTCCAGAATCTTTTCCTGATATTCTGCGGTGGTGCCAAGGCCGTCCACCGCTTCCCACAGATCCTTCCGGCTGATCAGGTCATCCTCCACTTTTTTGAAGTACACGGTCAGGGCCTCCTTCCAGCGGCAGAGGAATGATATAATCCCTTATTCCATACGTCGGGTGCTTTGCGCTCAATTTTGATTTCGCAGAAGTAGGTGGCCACGGGAATGGGCTTGTCGGGCCGCATGCCGATATGGTAAACCTTTAAGCTGTCGGTGCCGGGCATATCGTCAATGATGCGTCCGATTTTCTTTTCAGCGTCTTCCTTGTTCTTGGCTTTCAGCACGAAGTGGTCAGGATAGCCGCCGCGCAGCTTATCAATCACAGGGATCCCCAGGCAGAATACAGAAGAACTCATGGTTTGTTTTCCTCGCTTTCGTATTTAATGATCAGTTTTCGCCCGCAGGCTTTGCAGAAGCGGTCATGCCTATCCACACGGCCCCAGCACTTCCCGCAGCGGTACACGTCCCTGCCAATCTGACCGCCCTTGAAAAAGGGCTCCAGGCTGACAACAATTTCAGCGGTTTCTATCACGGCTTTGCTGCCGGAAAGATCAATTTCTTTTATGGAAGAAATGCTGTTGATGGCTTCCTGAACGGTACCGGCGCAGACGCGCTTGTTTGCCGCCAGGCATTCTTCCTTAATCAGCTCCAGGCGATCAAGCGCCTGCTCTTTTTGAATCAATCCCATGATGCATTACTCCTCATAGTACCGTTTGCCGCGAAACCGGGCAGCGTCTTCTTTCTTCCGGGCTTCGATCAGGCGGGCAAGCCAGCGCCCGTGTTTTTCCTTCATGATACGCTGCACGTTTTCTTCTTCGTACACGTGAAGCTGGTTCAGGTAGTTCATCACATCAGCGATCTCTTCTTCCAGATCATGCTTGGCCTGCATGTATCCCACAGGGGTAGGATTTACGTCACCGAACACCCGGCGCATTTTCAGCGCTTTGGCGGAAAGCTCCGCCGCTTCTTCGGCAAGCCCGGCCAGCAGTTCATCCTGGGGAAGAAAATCCGTAACTTTGCAGCTCATTTTGAATTGGCTCCCTTCTTTTCATTTGCGAATTCCACCATGAGAGGATACATGTTCATCAGCGCCTGGCTTAAATTCATGGCTACGGTGGTAGCCGCCATGCGCGTCCGGGGGTTGGTGCTGCTGGTGAGCGATACGCCGATGAAGGTTGGCTGCTGCCGGAGGAATTTTCTCACGTCCTCCACGTTGACCATATCCAGTACTTCACGCGGGCATTTGCTCCAATCCACCTGGTCCAGATCGATGAGGGTCATTGCATCGCCTCCTTTCGTTTTTCCCGAATCAGGTACTCTTTGCCAAACTCGCAAAGCATGCATTCCCGGCAATGGGCGGGGCCTTCTTCACAGATGTTTTTTCTGAGCACCTTATCGCTCATATGCCATGCCTGCTTGGTAATATCCGGGGTGTAGGGCTTGGTGTCATACTGCATTGCGGGCCGTCCCGTCATGTGATCGCTCCTTTTTGAACTCTTTTCTGTTCGGGCATGTGGCCCAATGCGCGATGTATCCGGCTGCCGAGCCGTTCTCTTTTCTCCTGCCGCGCACCACTTTCCCATCCGGCTGTACGAAGGTTTCAGGTCCGCCGCCCGGCTCGAAGGGGATCAGGGGGCGATTGCAGATCATCCATTTTCCCGCCGTGGTTTTCAGCCAGAGCACGTTCGCGCCGCAGCCTCTGCAGGTGGAATAATTCTGTGTCATGGTATTGCCTCCGGGATTTGCTTTCGGATCGCTTCATGCGTCCAATCTTTGGGAAGGGTACTCAGGTACTCGATCACCGCCAGGCTGGATTTTCGGCTGGCCGTTACTTTGATCACGTATATTTCGCCTTTTTGGGCCAGCGCGTTGTACGCGGCTTGGATGGCTTTGGTCAGTTTTTGCAGCGGCCACACATCCACGATACGGATATTGGGCTCCGCTTGCTGGAGGGGAGGGGCGTTCATGGAATCACATCCTCCTCAATCTCTGCCGCGTATACCCAAATGCCGGGGGTATTGGAGAAGAACTTTTCGGTGGTTTCGGATGCCACCTGAGCATCGTCGTGCCAAAATCCCAGGCGCGTCATGCAATCCTTGAATAGCTTTATCAGGTTGTCGGTATCGGGCCGGGTGGCTTTGTATTCCCCGTGTTGGCTGGTCTGGGTCATGGGGAAGCACCATTTTGTCACCAGCCGAACCGCGCCATTCATGGGAAACCGTGGCCGGTATTGGGAAAGGTACGCTTCAAACTTTTCTCTGGCATCCTTCAGCTCCGGGGTATCGAAGTAGGAAGTTTTTTTGCCTTTCCCTCTGCCAACGGCCCTGTGCTGCTGAGCGGTTGCCGTGGGCGGGATCATGGGAAGGAAGAATTGCATTTCCAATTTTGGCGGGCCTCCTTTCTTTTTGGGTCGCGGGGTAACTGTGGCGTAATGGGCGTGTGCGGTGTGTGATGGTGGGGTGGCTTGGGGGCCCCACCACACCACACCCGTAACGCACGTTACAACTGCGCATGTTTCCCCCTTTAGGGGGTGTATTCGTAACGCGTAACACGCATTATTGATTGGTAATTTACAATCCGTAACGCACACCGTAACGCGAATTATTGAATGTAAAAATCTGCATTTGATAACGTGCGTTATTTCGTTACTGATTGTCATTCTGTAACCATTCTGCATTTTCGGCTTTTACAACGTGCCCGGTGTTCTGATCAATCATAAATCCGTTCTCTCGGATCCATTTTCTGACCGTTTGATCCTGCGGGGCTTTCCCGTTTTCCGGGGTGAAGTATTCCACAAGTTCCTTTACCGTGACCGGCTCACCACCGTTGGCGTTCTGGATGGCGGCTTCCAATTCTTCCCGCTTGGTTTTCCGCTTTTGCCGGGCGTTTTCTTTCCGGGCCTTCTGCGCCTTGTAAATGCTGCCGTGCTTTTCGCCGTCCGCCGCAAAATCGCGCAGCACGCCGCTTGTGTCGGCCTTGTGGATGGGATATTCAAACCAGACGTTGCGAGGCTCCATGGGGGCGAATTCGCGCAGCACGCCTTCCACGCGCCAGGCGGTTTTATAGGCCGTTGTTTTCTTCAGGGTTTCCAGCTGCGCATCCAGCATGCCTTTGATGCCGGGCGGGATCACCTTATCGAAGTACGCCTTCACCATCGCATGGTTGCATTGGTCATCCTGGCTCAGTTCCTCCGTCCAGCCTGGGCGGTACATTGAAAGCCACTTTGCGCATTGATCCCGCACCGCCTGATTGATGATGTTATCCCGGTCAGGAATATCCAGTTCAATCAGGTCGATCAGGGCGTCAGGGTCACGGGCGAACACGCCGGAGCCGCTTGCCCGGTCCATGCTGCGTTTCTGGCCCTGGCTGCCTTTGCTGTGATGATGGCAGTAAATAACCGAGCAGCCCAGTTCGGTGCAAATCTTATCGAACTGATTGCAGAAGGCGCTCATCTGGTCGGCGCTGTTTTCATCGCCGGTGATCACTTTATAGATCGGGTCAATGATTACGGCTGAATAGCCTTTTTTCTGCGCCCTGCGGATCAGCTTCGGTGCCAGCTTGTCCATGGGGCAGGATCGCCCGCGCAGATTCCAGATGTCGATGGCATCGGCGTTCTTGGGTTGGATACCCAGGGCCTGATATACATCCTGAAAGCGGTGCAGGCAGCTGGCCCTATCCAATTCCAGGTTCACGTACAGCACGCCGCCAGGATCGCAGGCGAAGCCCAGCCAGGGCATTCCTTCCGCTATGGCGATGCAAAGCTCGATCAGGGCGAAGCTCTTTCCCGCTTTGCTGGGGCCGGACAGAAGCAGTTTATGGCCGTGCCGCAGTACGCCTTTGATCAGTTCCGGGGCCAGAGGCGGCATATTTTCCATGAAGCTGTCCAGGTTCTCCATGTCGGGCAGATCGTCATTGATGCCTTCAATGTATTCCTTCCAGGCCGTGAAGTTTTCGCAGCCGATGTTTTCAGCCAGGATATACTGCGGCTTTCCGCTGCGCATCACGCCGGGCATCCGGGACAGGCGGGAAGGATTGCGGTTTTGCCGGTCCAGCTCCATACCGTTCTTCTGGCACACGGCGTACAGGTAATCCACGCGCTGGCGGTATTCGTCATAGTTCTGGGCGTCGATGCGCACAATGGCGTGGATGCTCTTTTTCCCGCTGTGCACCATCACGGCAATGGGCAGCTGCAGTTCCAGCATCAGGCTGTATTGCCGGGATAAATCCATGGTGTCTGATTCCACCAGCGCATAGCGGTATTCGGTTACGTTGTCGTTCTTTACGCCTTTACCATCCAGCGGATTGAATCGGATCCACGCGCCGGTTTCCGGGTCGTAATCTCCCAGCACAGCGCCAAGATCACCGTTGCACTTGGAGAGGGCTTCAATCAGCTGGCCCGCCGTTCTGTCATAGCTTCCTTTGGTGGGCACGTGCCGTCCGTCCTGGTTCAGGTAGGAACTGGTCACATATCCCACATTTTCGGCGGCTTCAAACAGGATGGACAGGTAACGAATCAGTTCTTTCGGGCCGTCCATGTGTTCGGGGGGTGGCGGGATATCCTTTTCCTCCAGCCATGCGCTGTTGATTACGCGCAGTTCATCCTCGCCGTTCCCGCCGATTACATCATCCCAGCCGATTTCGGCATCGGGGCCTGTGTTGGGCTTCCAACCCTGATCCATGGCGTACTGCACAATGGTGCCGCCTGTGACGGGGTTGCTGTTGCCGTTGAAGCTGCCCCATTTTTTCAGGCATTCGCCGGGATGGTACCGGGCGCTGTCCTTGGCGCTCCATTGCTCCCATACGTCGGGGGTGTATCCTTCCTGCTTAAGCGCCATACCCACATCCGTCCATTGCTGGTAATCCAGCCGGGCGGGGTCGATGTGGTTCAGCACCTCCAGCAGGTTCAATCCGCTGTTTGTCATGTGTCATTCTCCTTTTACCACCAGCTGCCGACTGCCAAGCCGCCATCCGGCGTTTGTGCCAGTTCCGGCTGATAGGTGGAAGGCGTGATTCCGATGGGCGTCCTCCATCCGTTGGCAGCGATGCGGTCAATCAGGTGCTTGGCGCTGTCAAATGTCCAGGTGCCCACGTGCTGGAATCCTCGGCTTTCCAGGAAGCGGATCTGCTTGGGCGTTGTCAGCCCTTCGGCCTGGCGTTTTTGCAGCCGATCCAGCAGAAGCGCCGCCTTGCCCGCGTTGTTGATTTCATCCGGGAATATGCCGCGCTTTTCCAGCATGGCCAGCTGCTTATCGCTGGGCGGGGCCATTTGCCATCCAAAGGCGGGAACATAGCTGCTCAGGTCTTCCGCTGCGATGCTCATCTCGAATTGCAGCGGATCCACCAAGGCGCGTTTCCGCTTCCGCATTTCCTGAAGCTGCTTGGCCAGGGCTTCTTCCCGTTCTTTCAGCACGTCCTGGGCCGCTTGCTTTTCAGCCGCTTCGATGTCCACCGCATTTTCGGGATCCTCGTTCATGTTTTCGGTCATCTTGTCGGCCACTTCGGGATTTTCACAAATCAGGTGGGCGGGGCGGCACAGATCGTGGCGGCTGGTATGCCAGAGGAAATCCAGCAGAAGCAGTTCTTCCTTTCCGGTATCGGGTGAAAGCCTGGTCCCGCGTCCCACCATCTGGCAGTAAAGGCTTCTTACCTTTGTGGGCCGGAGAACCACGATGCAGTCAACAGATGGGCAATCCCACCCCTCGGTGAGCAGCATGCTGTTGCACAGCACGTTGTATTTCCCCTGGTCAAAGTCCGTCAGGATTTCGGCCCTGTCCGGGCTGTTGCCGTTTACTTCTGCGGCCTGGAAGCCGTGTTCATTCAGCAACCGGCACATCTTCTGACTGGTTTTGATAAGGGGAAGGAACACCACCGTTTTTCGGTTCCTGCAATGCTTGCTCATTTCGCGTGCGATTTCTTCCAGGTACGGATCCAGGGCGGTGCCCACATCTGCCAGGGCAAAATCGCCGCTTTGCTGTTTTACGCCGGTGATGTCGATTTTGAGGGGAATGGTCATTGCTTTGATCTTGCACAGGTACCCTTCCCGGATGGCCCTCGGCAGGGTGTATTCGTATGCCAGGCTGTCAAAGAACTGGCCCAGGTTCCGCATATCCGATCTATCCGGGGTGGCCGTTACGCCCAGCACCTTCGCGCCGTCGAAATGCTGAAGCACCTTCTGGTAGCTGTCCGTCAGGCAGTGGTGGGCTTCGTCGATGATGATACTGGTGAAATAATCGTGGGAGAACCGGGCCAGGCGGTTTTCGCGCATCATGCTTTGTACGCTGCCCACCACCACCCGGAACCAACTGCCCAGGCATGTTTCCTCTGCCTTTTCTTTCGCGGTCAGCAATCCGGTGCTGCGCTCCAGTTTATCCGCTGCCTGGTTGAGCAGTTCATCCCGGTGGGCCAGGATCAGCACCCGTTCTCCTTCCTTCACTCGGTTTTCCGCAATTCGGCAGAACACGATGGTTTTGCCGCATCCGGTGGGCAGCACCAGCAGGGTCTTTTTTCTGCCGTCCTGCCATTCGCTTTCGATGGCGGTTACGGCTTCTTTCTGGTACGGTCTTAAGTCCATGCTTTATCCTTCCTTTATCCCCCTGCCATTCCGGAGAACAGCAGGGGGACGTGCGTCGGTTTAGAAATTGCCGGGAGTGTAGCCCGTGTTCTGCTGCTGGCCGTACATTTGCTGTTGCTGGTAAGCAGGCTGCGGGGCGGGCTGCTGATATGTGGGCTGTTGGTAGGGCTGCTGATAGGCTTGCTGCTGTGGCTGCGGGGTGGCAGGCATGGGAGGCTGTTCGTCCTTTTCATAGAACTTGCGGATTTTGTTGTTTTCCGAAGTGCCGCCGTTCCTGCTCTGATACTTGTCCACATACACGTGACACGTGCCTGTAGCGCCGATTACCTGATCCCAGCGGGGCCGCAGGGGTTCGCCGTGCTTGCGCTGGCCGATGGCGGTGAAGAAAGCGCACAGCATGCCTTCCGTTTTCTTATGCAGGAAAAGCTGGTGCTGAATCGTTCCGGTCTGGTAACCATCGGTGATTTCCAGGGTCAGAACCGCTTTGTTGCAAGGAGGCAGCTTATCGCTGCCGTTGTGCCTGCCGCGTTCAAATTTGGTCACGGTGAATTTGTAATCGCCTTCTGGCAAAACAACAAACTCACTGTCATGCTCGATTACATCGTCCCAGCCAATTTCCTGGTTCATGTTGTTCGGTACATACTCGCTCACGGTTTTTCAACTCCTTCTGAAAAATATTTCTGTAAAGCTGCCAGCAAAGCGCGGGCTTCTTCATCAGTCAGTGCAATGCCCTTCATGGGCTGCTCATCGCGCCACTTGCGCAGATCCAGCTTGGCGGGGTTGCCATTGAAGGTCACCCGGTTCAGTTCCGTGGTATACCCGCCGTTGCCCTGGCTCAGGGTGGCGATGCGCTCGGTTACCTCAAATTCAATCGGTTTTCTTTCCATTGTTCATTCCTCCAATATCAGAACGGGGCTTCTTCCCGGTTGGCCAGCACCATGTTTTTCACCTGGGGCCAAGCGCCAATCAGCACGCCGTCAACGAAGTCCTTGGGATAATTGGGCCATGGGGTATCCATCGGGAAATAGCCCTTCTGCGCTACGGCAGCCTGCACCTCAAAGGGCGTAATGCCGTCTGCACGCATCAGATCAGCCAGGGCAGGGGGCACCATGCTGTAATCAATGCTCTGGGCGGGCGCTTGCTGTGGTGCCGGGGCCGGGGCAGGGGCCGGGGCAGGAGGGGGTGTCGAAGGCCCGGCTTGCGGCATCGGGGGCGGGGTCTGCGCCGGGGCATTTTGCACGGCGGGGGGAATGGGCAATTGTTCTTCCGCGTGCATCGGCGGGGGCACCGCGCCGCCCACCGGCTGGAACAGGGCGGCAACCTGAGCGAATTCAAAGGGCATTTCAGGCGGCAGCCCGTGGCGGTTTTTGGCATCCCAACAGGCGTGATGCGTGGTGTACATCACGCGCTGAGCGCCGCTGGCCTTGTGCTTTTTGCCGTCCTTATCGGCGGCATAGACGAAGGTTTTATAATTGGCGAACAGCAGCAGATCACACCATTCTTTGATCAGGGGCGCTACCTTCTTGCTGGTTTTCATTTCCCACCGGTCATAGGTGCCAAGTTCGTCCGGCTGTTCAAACTTTCGCATCATGGCATGGGCGGTGAAGCCCACGTGGACGCCCTTGTTATGAAGCTCGGTCAACTTATCCAGCAGCTTGCCGAATTCTTCGTACAGGTAGGTGTAGCCGCGCCCGTACCCGTAATCCTCAATGCTGCCTGCCGGTTTCCCGTTGATCAGGTTGGAAGCGCACACATGATCAAGGCAGAGCCTTTCGGCCCAGTCTGCCGTGTCGATCACCAGGGCGTTCAACATGCCGGAATTGCGGATCGCATCATCCACCTCATTCATCAGCATCTGCCAGGAGGTGGGCTTGGGGTAGCGCTGCACGTCCATATTGTTGGTGCTGCCTTCGGTGTCGATAAACACCACGCCGGGGATCTGGCTTACAAAGGTGCTCTTGCCGATTCCTTCAGAGCCATACACCGCAAAGCGCAGTCCGGTTACGATTTTTCCTCTTGTGATTTGCATTAAAATACTCCTTTCGTCCATCCAGCCGCAGCAGGCGCGGGCTGTTCTTGATTGGCGCTTTCAACCACAGCGCCGTCCTCGATGATGATTTGGCAAACGCCGTCCGTTCCCACCCTGGTGCAGATGGCTTGAAGCCCTTCCTGTTCCAGCCAGGCTCCAAACTCCCGCATGGTATCCACGTCCATCTGCTCGGTTTTGTCGATCAGTACAAAGTTGCATTTCGGGTTGATGGCCCGCACGATGGCCACGCTCACCCGCAGCTGCTCCGAGGAACTCATGCAATCCCAGGCTTTGCCCTTGTAGAGCAGTTCGCCCTGTTCCACCGCCAGTTCCGGCAAGGGAAGGTTGGCACCCTGCAGCAGCTTCGTCCGTTCTTCCCGGACCGCGTCAATCTGAGCTGTCATGCCGTCATACTCGCGGGCCATGGCGTCTGCGTCCTCAACGGCCTTTTCCTTGTCCAGGTTGGCGCGTACCTTGCGGTTGATCTCGTCCACCTGGCGGATCGATTCCTCCAGCTCAGCTGTGCTCTCGTCCTGTAAGGTAGAGGCGTCCAGCTTCGCCGTTTCCAGATCCTGCTGATTCCGTTTCCAGGCGTCCTCCGCTTCTTTTTTCTGCTGGAGCAAGGCGGTGATCTGATCGGTAAGGCCCTGAATTTTCTGCCGAAGGATCCCGTCCCGCTGTACGAAAACCTGCACGCTGTCCCGTTTCCGCTGGTTTTCGGCATTCTTGAGAAGGATGGCCTGCTGCCGCTCAATCAGTTCACCGGCGCTTACCGGGGATTCAGGCACTCCAGGGAAGGACTGCATTTCATTGGCGTACTTTCGTTTCTGATCGGCGATCTGGCCCAGGGCGTGACGGCGGTTGTAAAGCTGCTGTTCTTCATCATCCAGGCGCTTTACCTGGTCTTCCATGCCGATGATCTTGAGCAGCGTCCGGGCTTTGTCTTTGCTGTTCTGGGCCATGAACTTCGGCAAATCCAGGGCCAGCTTTTCCACGAATTCATCCAGAAGGCGCTGCCCGGCCCGCTTCCCGGAAGGGTCGGTTACGGTGAGGGAACTGTTCTTCCCGGTCCGTTCCACCACGATGCCGTTATCCAGCACCACGTGCAGCTTGGGCGGCAGCACGCTTCCTTCCCGCTGTGCACTGCTGGGGCGGTAGTTTTCCCCACCCAGGGCCCAGGCAATGGCGTCCAGCACGCTGGTTTTGCCCTGGCCATTTTTCCCGCCGATCACCGTCAGCCCGTTCTGGGCCGGGGTGATTGAAACGGCTTTTACCCGTTTCACGTTTTCAAGCTGAAGAGATGTGATTTTCATTTCCTTCCTCCAATCTTTTTCTTGGGCTTCCACCCGATTTGGCTGTACTTGGTGAATCTTTGATTCCTTGGAGCCGCTGCCGCTTTCCGGCTTTGATCGGCCATGTGATTGATGTAGGCTTTTTCGGTGGCTCCGTTTTCTTCCCTGGCTTCGATCCAGCCGGTAACCACCAGGCAGCCGATGATGATGAACAGAAAAGCGATCATGCGGTTTTGCTCCTTCCATGCAAAAGCGAGTTGTTTGTCTGTGGTAGCTCACAAAACCCAACTCGCTGTTGACGGAATCGCCAATTGGTGTTAAGATTTACGTGAGCAGTATCGATTGGGAATAGTCCATGCTTTCCTTTGCTCAGCCTGACCCATTGCCGTGGGTCGGGCATTTTTATTGCCTGTCTTTGGCGGCAAGCCGTGCAAGAACCGCGCTGCCTTCTTCATACAGCTTCGCCCATTGTTCAGGATCGTTTCGCCGTATTTCGTGCATTTTGTTGGCCATCGCTCTCATCAGGCGGTCTACGTTCGCTTTTGGCACGCGGTTCATATCTACGGCGTTCCGGGCCTCTGTGACTGTCACGGGCGTTTTCCTCCTTTCCGGCGTTGTCCCTTTCCCGGTGATGTGGTATCATTGGTTGGAGAAAGGGGGTGTAAAAATGGCATCTGACAACATCTGGTATTGGGTCGATTTGTCTGGGCTTGAAGATGATGAATTTAACCGGGTGTATCGTTTGCTCGACGATTGGTCTTTTACTGGCTTGAAGGAGGATGAAGGGTATCGGAAGTACACCTTCATCTGGAATGACCCTTCCAATGTTGAAGAACTCACGGGACTTCCTGCGTCCGTTCTTCATCGCTTGGCTGGTAAGTAGTCAATTCCATCTTTCGTTCTTGCGGGTCGTATTCCAGTACGATCCGCGTTTTTTTCCGCCAGTTCACACCTTTTACAATCGTTTCCATCATGTCCCAAATGGCGATGAAAACTACTGATTGCACGGAAGAATGCCTGGAAGGGTATAGAACATGAGAATCTTTGAATGCTCCATGATCCCTTTGATATTCCATGTCTTCATCCATGGCGTTCTTTACACTGATCGGGATATCACTCAGTTTTTTCAATTCATCACCTCCTCATCTGGTTTTCGGATTCTTTACCACGCAGAGCAGCGGCAGATTGTGTTGGAATTCCTCCAGGATGAAGGTCAATTCGCTCATCGTCAGCCCTTCACGCTCCGCGTAAGCGGTCAGCCAGGCAACGATTTCTTCCTTGTGCCGCTTCTGTGCCTCAGCTGTGAACATGGGGATCACCTTCCTTAAAGTCCATAATTTTGTGGACTTCAGACTAAAAATAATAGCCTGAAATCCTCCGGCAATTCTACATGAAGAGCACTGGCCATTGTTTCAATATCAGAAGCAGTAGCTTCTTGACGTCCATTAACAATTGCCGATGTTTTTCTACGGCTCCAGTTTACTTCTTTTGCGAATCTACCAATTGTGCCGTAAATGGAGATGATTTTCCCTCTGAGATTATAATTCTTTTCAGCTTCCATTTTTTTCACCTCCTTTCAAAGTCCACAATTTTGTGGACATCGTAATAATAAACCCTGCTTTTTCTTTTGTCAACCCCTTTTGTGGACAAAATTTTTATTTTTTATTGCAAATTGTCCACAATTCGGTTATAATAATTTTCGAGTAAAGGAGTGAGACACATGGCAAAGATCGCAAGCAGCCAGGAAAGATTGAATCAATTATTTGATGCTGACCCTCGTGCTGACATCGCTATCGCCAATAGTTTAGGCGTTTCCAAGCAGACGATCAGCGCCTGGAGGAACGGCACTCGTTCTCCGAAGAGAACTATGGTAAAGACTATCGCCCAATACTACAATTGCTCCGAAGAATGGCTATATGGATGGGATATGCCTGCTCCGGCCCTTCTTGAACTGCGGAATAATGAAAAGCCCGTCCCCGATCAAGAGGACGAGCAAATGAAAGAGATCATTTCTCTTCTTCTGCAATTTTCTCCTGAGAAAAAAGCTGAAGCTGTTCGGTATCTTCGATATCTTTCAAAAAGCGAAGAAAACGAATGAAATCTGCTCTTTGCTCCTTGGAAAGCAAACTGAGCATCTTCAGTATTTTGTCCACAATTACACCTCCGTATGAAAACTCACCGGCTGTTACCTTATTGTACCAGAAATAATGTATTTTGTCATTGATTCGGAAAATTATTTCATTTTTATGTCAAAAGTGTTAAAATACGTTAATAGGGGGATTATGCCATGAAAAGAGTTACTATAGTTTTTCTTTCAATTCTGATTCTTTTTTCAATGAGCAGTATTGCGAATATCGCGTTCAGTGAAACAATGGAAGAACTGAATGAGGAATTCGATTCTTTGATTGAAGACTATAAGCATAACCAAAGAATCCTGGATATTCTTCATAACGGAAATTACACATACCCGAGTATTTCTGATAACTACGATAACATTATGGATGTTGAATTGGAGATACCAGATGACGTTTTTTCTTACGCCACAGGGAAAGCTAAGGCCGGAACGATCTATCTGGTAATTGGTAAAGTTATTGAGATGGAATCATATTTTGACTGGACCGTTGATGTGGACGGAAAGATAATCCATATTTGGCCCATGTGTTATGATGAAGAAAAAATCAAATCCGGTGTGCGTTTTCCCAAAGTAGGTGAAACAGCGAATTTCTATATCACATTTTATCATTGCTTTATGAATCCTGTATTTTATCTCGATGTTACAGATCGCGAGATTGAAGGCGCTTTAGACTTTTCATAAAGGAGGCTTATCCATGCCCAACAAGCCGCTTAAGACGCAGCGGAAAATAGGCGTGATTTATGCCAGATATTCTTCCCACAACCAGCGGGATGTTTCTATCGAACAGCAAGTGAAAGCCTGCCGGAAATATGCCAAAGAGAAGAATATAGAAGTGATTCAAGTGTATGACGATCACGCCATGACGGGCACCAATGACAACCGCCCGGAATTCCAGCAAATGATCCGGGATAGCGCATCCTGTGCGTTCGATTATGTCATTGTCTATACGCTGGACCGTTTTTCCCGCAATAAATATGATTCTGCCATCCACAAGCACACCCTCAAAGAAAACGGCGTCAAGGTATTGTCGGCCATGGAGAACATTTCCGATGATCCCACCGGCGTCCTCATGGAATCCGTGCTGGAGGGTTTCGCGGAATACTACAGCCGGGAACTGGCCCAGAAAATCAGGCGTGGCATGGTGAACAACGCGGAGAAGTGCATGGTGATCGGCCCGCTGCCGCTGGGTTATAAAAAGGGCGCTGATGGCCGGTTTGAAATCCTCCCGGAAGAAGCGAAGATTGTCGAGGAGATATTTCGCCGTGTTGCCAACCATGAAATGTTCGTTTCCATATTTAACGATCTGAACAATCGGGGTATTTTAACGAAGAAGGGCAAACCGTGGGACAGATCATCCCTGTCAAAAATCCTCCACAATGAAAAGTATATCGGCGTTTATCGCTACTCCGATATCGTGATCGAGGACGGGATCCCGCCCATCATCGAAAAACCATTATTTGAAGCAGTACAGGAGAGATGCGCTACGAAACCGAATGCAAGAGGAAACCCGCAGAAGCGAAGAAGGGAGAACGGCGTTTATCTCCTGACCGGGAAGCTGTACTGCGGTGAATGTGAAAGTCCCATGGTCGGCGTTTCCGGCACCAGCAGAACCGGCGATCTTCACTTCTATTATTCCTGCAAAACGCGCCGGGAGCACAAAGGTACCTGTTGCAAAAGGCCGGTCAGCCGTGATTATGCAGAACTGAAAATAGCAGAAAAGATTCAGGAAATCATCTCTCAGGATAGTGTTATGGCCTGGCTGGGAGAAAAACTGGAAGCGTATTTCCGGGAGAACCAGGAAACTGATGAAATTAGGATGCTGAAGGAGCGCCTGAATAAAGCCACCAGGGAAAAAGAAAACACGCTGAAGGCCATCCGAAACGGCGTCACCGTGGATTGCGTCCAAGACATGCTGATGGAAATTCAGGCCGAGGAGAGTTCTGTCAGGGCAAAGTTAGAATTGGCCATTGACCGTTCAAAGTCCATCGTTACGCGGGAACACATGATAGGTTTTGCAAAAAGCCTCTGCTCCGGCGATATCCACGAAAAAGATTATCAGGAAATGTTGTTTGATGCTTTCCTGGTTCGGGCGTACTTGTTTGAAGATCGTGTGAAGATCATCCTGAACTGCACCGGGGCCGGAACCAATGAAATTGAAATTCCTTTTGATATAAAAGACATTGAAGGGGACTCGCCAGGATTCTTTGAAGTGGAAGGAGTGGGTGGGTCTGCGGATGTTCGTATAAAGTCCGCAGACCTCCACCATAGTCACTTTATACGAACCACCGCCGCTGTCTATATGATCTGCGGGCTGGTCGTACTGGTGAGTAAAATCTCGGACAGTAGATGACCGGGAAAAGAAAAGGACTTATACTTCAGTAATGAAGCATAAGCCCTTTTTCTATTGCAGCCGCGCTCCCCCGTTGGCATTTTTGTTTTTCCTTATCCTTACAAATGGTTGGAAACTCTTTCCACCCGTTTGTGTAAAACATTACGCAATCAGGACAGGACATTACAAAATATGCTAAGATTCGACCTAAAGGAGTGCGATTGTTGCCATGATTAAGATCACTCTATCCACGAAGCTTGGCGAGCTTCAAATGTCTCAAGCGCAACTTGCACGGATTACGCATATCCGGCCAGCCACCATTTATGAACTCTACCACAACTACGCAGAGCGCATAAATGTGAATCAGATGAACGCGATTTGTGTGGCGCTGGAATGCCGCTTGGATGAAATCATGGTGTTTATCCCTGATGATTCCGACGAAGCAAGGAAACTTCAAGCGGCAAAGGATATGAGGTAGTCCACTCCTCGGCCCTGGGCGGTGACGCGTCCAGGGCTTTTATATTTGCCTTCCATCCGGAAACGTAAACCCGATGTTGAATTTTGCTCCCATCGCTTCAGCTATTGCTTCCCATTCATCGATGCTGAATTTTCCCGTTTTGATTCGTTTGTTTAAAAGTTGCGGGGACCAACCGAGCCGCCGAGCCAAATCAGCTTGAGAAAGGCCGGAATATGCTAAAGCCATTTCTATCAATTGGTTTGCCGTCATGTTTTCACCTCCCGAAAGTGATTATAAACGATTCTTTTTATAAAGTCAAATAAAAATTAGAAAAAAACTCAGAAATAGTTGAAAAAATAGTTGACATTATCAAAAAAATGGTTTATAATTCTAAGTGTTCCAAGGAACAAGAAAGGCGGTGAACGGTATGGAGGAAACCATGAATCACGATGACTTAGCCCGGTACGAACACCTCGCAAGGTACTACGAAATCCAAAGAGCAATCGACAGCACGACCGACGAAGAAACCCTGGTAATACTCAAGGCACAGAAAAAGGAGATTAGCGACTGGCTGGCAACCCACGAAAGCTAATCTCCCGGAACCTTGGAACAGGAGGACGGAGCACCGCCACCGTCCTCCCCTCCGAGAGGAGGGTAACACAAGGCGGCAAAAAAATCAAGGAGGAATTTGAAAAAATGATGATTCACGAATTCACCGAATTGACCGGCTTTGAACCTTCCATGGAAGAATACGCCGAGATCGAACAGCAGTATTACGAATTCGACGGGGATAAAAAAGCGTTCTGCAAGGATTTCGTTCAGAACGGAGGCGTTCAGAAGGTTTACGACAAACGCCTCGCCACCATCCAGCAGTTGCGATCCACCATGATCGAAACGGAAAAGAACCTGATGCAGACCATCAAAGAAAAAGAAGCCAGGATCACCAGGCTGGAAGCCGACCTGGAACGGGAGCAAGAATGGCAGCCCTGGACGAATGAAAATGCCCTCAAGCAAAACCAATACAACGCCCTGGCCGATGACAGCACCAGCCACGAAATGACCGACGAAGAAGCAAAAGAGTGGATTTCCAGCGAGTTTGGCTTCGCGCCGGAAAAAATCAGGATTAACAGAAAGATGAAGGTTTTCGAGATCAACAGGCATCACCGGCTGCGCCAGATCGGAGAAATCGACCGCCGCCCCTTCTATGACGCCACGGATTGGTACTACGTTTTCTTCACCGTCTGCGGGCTGGACTATGAAGCCCATAATGGACTTCTCACTCAGCTTTAACCGATACGGGCCTGCCGGGAGCCCTTAATCCCGGCAGGAGGAGGGCAAGAAAATGTACTGGATGAACGAGGGTAAGGAACAAACCAAGTATGATGAGATGGTAGCCGCCGATTGGGATTTTTCCAAGAAGACTGAAGCTGTATTCCATAGCTATTACCGCTACTACAACGACGGCGATCTTCCCGGATGGGCGCGGAGCCGCTACGATCTGACAATGAACAGCAATGAATACGGCTACTGGCACCGGGTACTGAATGCCAAGGGTAAGCAGGAACAGGAGAACCGGGTGACAGAAGCGATCAACGCCGAATACAAGCGCTTCAAGAAGGCAGCGTAATACCAACAAGCCAGGCCGGGCGGCATAGCCCGGAGAAAGGACAGGACTATGGACCGCGACCACGAAATGAACCGCATTGCGCAGAGCATCAGCGCCATGATTGCCCCCTATGCAGCGCTTGATATTCGCTGGCGTAAGGAAACCGAGGAAAGCCTGAAGGACTATACCACCTGGGAACGTGAACGCTTGGGCCTGCATTCTGGTGGTGAATTCTTCTACATCCGAAAGAACGGCGAACTGCTCTATGCAGTAATTACCAATGCGGACAGCGCTCTCACGGCAGCCGCTGAGCTTATGAAGTTGATTTCCAATAAATTCTGATGCCGTGCCCGCCCGTGGGCCTTGTACGCGGGCAAATTGGTCTGAATTCTTAAATCTCAGATAATGACCGAAATTCGGTTGACTTTCTGGCCGAGTAGAGTGATTAATGTACACGACAAAAGGAACCACCTACTGGCAAGGAAAGGGGATCAGAATCATGACCTTCAAGACGAACAGCGGCTGGACCACGAAAAGCATGACAGAGTGGTATTTCGGAAAAAAGTTTGTTGCTGAAAAAGCAGCCGAAGCAAAGCGGATGAACAAAAAAACAGGTAAAACCGAATTCCGCTTCTGGCAGGATGGCACTGGATACTTGACGATCAAACTGGCCTGATAAGATTGGAGGAAATGGCAATGACTACTTTAGAAAAACTACAAAGCCGGTACCGGCTACCCAAGCGGGCTATCGCAGAAGAATTTGAATGCCGCTGGCCCTTCACCATGAATTACGGCGATAAGCTGATCACCTGCGGAAGCTACTACACGGGGACCGGCGCGGATTACTACGGCGCGGTGTACAGCTTCACCACCGAAGATCATACCTGCGAAGGAGAAATCATGCTGGAGGAAATCAGCGAAGAAACATTCATCGACAGGGGCCACGCCCTGGAATGGGCCATAAAGGAGGCGGCACAGCATGAATAAGCCGGAGATTCATTTTCGGAGCCACAGCCAAAGCGGAAATATTTTTTACATCCTGGGCCTGGTGCGGAACGCCCTTCAGAAGCAGCACCGGATCACCGATTACAACAACCTGCGCGACCAGGTATTCACCACCGGATCCTATAAAGAGGCGCTGGAGGTGATTCGGAAGACGGTAACGCTTATCGACGATGATGGAAAATATTAAATTCCCGTAAATGCCATTTTTAGCCCCTCTGAGGGGCTTTTCTTTTTTGTGACCGTTTCCTCGCCCGGCAGCGCCGCGCCTGCCGTGGATTCAGCCAGCCTGAAATCTGGGCACAAAAAAAGACCCTCCACGGCGCAGGGCCGCAGAGGGAAGTAATTACTTTTTTCATTACTGGTTCCTGGGGAGTTCGTTCACCGCCGCCTCAACCAGCAGATCGGCGGTTTCCAGATCAGCAGGAGACAAGGATACTTCGTCGACCTTCGCCAGCTGCTGGACATAGTTCATGGCAGTGAGCTTTTTGATTTCATTGTTCTTTTCGATCACGCCGGTTTTAGCAAGCTGTTCCACGGCGTGAACGGCGATGCGGGCATATTCCGCAATCTGGGAAATAAACCCGGAGCCGACAACGTCAATGCCATCCAACAGGGTGGCAGCCTGGGAAATGGTGTCGGGTTTGATGATTTTCTTTTTATAAAGGAAAATCAGGCCGACGCCCAGGCCGCAGGCCAGGATGATCGCGATAATCGAAAGCAGGGTATTGATATCCATACGGATTCCTCCTATCCATTGATGGTTTCATCGTCAGCAGATTCTTCCGCTGCCTGCCGCCTGGCTCCAAAGTATCCTATGATACCTTTTTCCGCTACGCTGTTCCCACAATAGAACGCTATATTGGCCATCATCACATCGTCAACCCCCTGGATAACATTTTTCATGCCATCAATGAGCGATGGGCGAAAAGCCAACAGCGCCAAACAAGCGACGCGGAAGATACACCAGAACACCGTAACCGTGGTGGCAAGCCGCTTAGAATATTGAACGTATGCGGCACTCTTTCCCTGGGTGGGGCTTCGGGCTTTGGCTGTCATGGGATCACCTCATTCATCGTCATGCGTGGGCAGCGCGAGGAATTTTGCCCGGATATCCTGCATGACGCCGTTTTTGCCGAGTTTTTCATACTGGATCCAGCAGTTTTCAAAACTCTCGCGGGCATAGATTGGGGCATATCCTTTATCACGGTAATGGTTGTAGTACTGAATCATCTGTGCCCGCAGAAGGGCTTGTACACCCTTTTGCAAGGCCCGGATGTGAACGTACACATATACCACCACGCCGACCAGGAAGGTGCCAAACGAAAGCATCCAGCCCCAATTGTGCTGCATGAAATCAATGAACTGTTCCATCGGTATCACTCCTTTCCCAGAATTCTGCCGATGCGGTCATAGATTTCCTGCAATTCAGCGCGTGACACTGTGACTGTGCCGCTGGAGGCGTTTGCGGCTGGTTCCTCTTCCAGCAGATATTGCCGCATCATGTACCCGGTATAGCCTTCATAGGCGCAGCGTGCCCAGGTGTCGTTCGTTTCCTCGACTACATTGACATATTCGCCCACGGGGACCTTGCACAGAACTTTGCTGTTCGTGGATGCGGAGGCGCGAAGGTTGACCGGCTTCCCGTTTGCCGCATACACTTTTGCCGAATAATCAGCGCTCATGGATGATTCACCGCCTTTTTGATCGCCGCTGTCGGATGCGGTGCCCCAATTTGGCCGTCCGTATCCCGCAATGCGTTTATTGCTCAAATCATATCTCTTCTGGCATACAGCGCCACCATTGGCAATGATGGATGCGCCGTCGCTGGTGTTCCCTTCAATGGTGTTGACGCAGGAATTGTCCACATCGATCACCAGGCCTGTATGACTGATTTTAGACATATCTGAAGACCAGAAGAAAATCTGATCTCCCGGTTCGGGAGTATTGAACAGCCTGCCCTGCTTATTGAAATACCCTCTTGCGGATCCGCATCCGGCAGCGCAGTTATCCTTCTCCGGCTGGAAAAGCATGGCCCTTGCCGCATTGCCATATGCCTGGTAAAAGCACCATGTGACGAATACGGCGCACCATGCGAAACCCTGCTTTTTGCCATTGAACCAGGACAGCGCGTCCAGATCACGGGCATACTTGGTATAATTATTGATTCCTGCGTTGGCGGTTTTATCGTCCAATTGGGAGTTGTTGTTCTTTTCCAAATAACCAACTTCACCGGAAGCAATGCCGATTACTTTTTGAGGATCCATTCCGTATCCCTCCTCCACGAAAAAACGTAAGTATTTTTGACCGAAGAAGGCCCGGCGCTCCTGGTTTTCTTCACTCTGATTGGCGGGCTTTTCATATTTGAGCATGACGGCGTCCGACGCTTCCCGGATGCTGGATGCAGACAGCAGGGTATTCCAGACAGTCTTGAAATCTTTCTGAAGCTCCATCGCCAGGAATTCCAGCTGCATATCCAGATCACCAATGGAGACAACCTTTTCGACTGCAAAATTAAGCAGCGCCGCTTTCCGGCTCCAATACGTCCATTGGGCCAGGCCATACCCTGCCGAATCATGAACAAAGGCCGTATAGGTGCCATTGTCTACGCCGGAGGTATATTCTGCATCGGTCAGCCCCAGGCGTTTTTCGTACTTTCCTTCCAGATCGGTGGGGCACAGCCCGGATTCCGCATACAGATTCCCCATGAGGCCCGCTACGCCGTATGGGTTTTTGATCTTCCGGAAGAGGTAATTCCAAATATACTTCTCATTCATGGGCAGCCCTCAATGAACGAAACGGGAGCGGATGCGTAGATGGTGCCGTGCATGGGCAAGAGCGCCATCGGACTGTCTACCACCTGAATGGCGATAAATTCACAATCCACGCTGATATCCAGTTGAAACAGCCCTTCCCGGCTGATGGGGAAGATGATAACAAAGAAGAAATTGCCTGGAAGAAAAAACGTAGCACGGATGAAGAACTGCCCGTCAGGGATTTCCACCTCTCCAAACAGTTCTGCGCCGTCGTACCCAGCGTATGCAATATGGACATACTGGCTTATATCTTCTTCCGCGCCTGTAGAGGTATGAACAGAGCAAAGTATGATGACGGCCAGGAAAAGAGCAAGCAGTTTTTTCATAGGCGGATTCCCCCTTTCGATCACTTGTATTTGTGCGTCCACCAGATGCAAACCATGATTCCGGCTGAGCAAAGAAACAGCAGAATGGCCAGGGTAATGATCAGGACCAGGCTTTCTTCCATAGGCATCATTCCTTTTGCCGCATTAAAAAACACCGCTGCTTTTTGCAACGGTGCCGAGTGAAAAATATACTTTAATCAGAATGACGGATTAAAACATAATCCTTCCGAAGCCGCTTTTTCAGGGCTTCGCTGGACGTGTGCTTCAGGAGGCCCATATAGCTGGTGATTACAGAGAGTGCATATTCCAGGGGCACTTCGCCGCGTCCGTAGGCTTCCTGAACATAATTCAGGTGCTTTTTGATTGTTAATGACGTGGATTTCCTCAAATCAATCCTGTCCGGGGTGATGATCCTACCCACGAATTCAATGCCGGAATCATAAGGCATGACGGCGGTTTTTTGATTCAGCTGCAAGCCCATATGCTCCTGCAAATAATCGTCCAGGGAACCAAGGGCGTCCCACACCTGCATTTTGCTTTCTCCTTGTAAATACATATCATCCATGTATCTGGCAAGGATGGGGATTTGAACCACTCTTTTCATATAGTGATCGACAGGGTTCATCACAACATTGGCGGTCATCTGGGAGATCAGGGAGCCCACGGGCATGCCGATGCCAAAGATGCGCTCCGCGTCGGCCACATCGGAAAATTCAAGCGGCAGGCCCGTAGGTCTGCCGTCCCCTTTGATACATGTTTTGAGGAACCACATCATGTCGGGATCATCCAGCGGTTTCCCCAATTCACGCAACTGAACTTCATGCGGGATCCTGAAAAAGAATTTTGCCACGTCCGCTTTGCCGACCCATAGATTCTTTCCTGTTGCCCGTGCTTTCCGCATCCATTGCTGAATTTGGTAGCAGGCGGCAACGGTGCCTTTATCGGGAATTGAACCGTAACTGTACTCATAAAAGCTTTTGGAATAGATGGGCCAAAGCGCCAGATAAGCCGCACAGTTTACCACCCGGTTTTTGAATGGCCAGGCTGTAATCAGCCTTTTCTTGGGAAAATACTCATAAAACTCATGCACGCCGGAAATCTGATAATCCTTCCATACCAGGTGGTTGATTTCATTGAGCAGATTTTCCTCAAGGTTGGATGTGTAGGCAAGCACCTCCGGCCTGAAGCGCTTATTTCGCCGTGCAAGCAAGTACCCGTTATACTGGTTCTCGAAATCGATAAATCTCTCGAACACACGTTGGTGCTTTTCCATACACATCCTCCCTTAAGTGCTGCGCTTATCAGCGTGAGCGGATTTCGCAGCCGACGATTTTTCTGCCTGTGCCCACCACAGACCGAGGAAACGAATCCCTTTATCACCGCTGTGCTGAACGCAAACCCGTAGGTTTACGATTTCTGACTTGGCGGTAAAGCGGAGCGGAAGCCGATGTTCGTGTTCGAGTTCGAGCGGGCGTTGTTGCCGTTGAACGACGCGAAACCGTTGGAGGTGTTGTTGTAGTTGCCGCCACGGTAGAAGGAGCGCATCGATCCGTTCCCTATGTCAAGTGGATTTCTGATTAACGGTTTTCAGCCATCCACCGAGCATCTTTCCAATTTCCGTATTCATGGCGCTCCACACTTCATATTTTTTGAATGGGAGAAACTTTAGCTCCATTGCCAGCCGGACATATTCACGCAGTTTGGCGATGGCAACATCCAAATCCTGAAGCGTGGTTTTCTTATATTATTTTTTGCTGGCTTCAATGGTCAGTTCCAGCATTTCGTCCATGACGCGCTTGATGTCGGTACCCATGGCGTACTTTTCACTCTTGGGGAATTGAGCAATCGCGCCGTATGCGTACTGCATCATATCCGTTATTTTTACGAGCAGTTTCAGCTCGTTGGTAGCGTCGGCCATGATATATACCCCCTTCGGAGCAGGATTATAACCGAAAAAACCGCAAATGTCCGTATTTTGTAATATTATTACGGCATAGGTAATTTTGGCAAAAAATTTTTTAGGGGCTCCGCTATCGCGGAGCCCCACAGGACACAGTTACGCAGTGGGCAGTTTGACAAAAGCGGAGCGGAAGCCGAGGGCCGCGTTCGAGTCCGAGCGGGCGCTGAGGCCGAGGAACGACGCGAAACCGTAGGAGGCGTTGAGGCAGCTGCCGCCACGGAAGAAGGAGCGCTCCGCCTGTGCGTTGTTGAAATAGCACAGATGACCGGAGATAATGCTGCCCGTCTTCGGGGCCATGCCAAGAGCGATCAGCAGAGACTTCGCGGCATCACCAATATTCTCACTGAACGTGATCGCGCTGAAGCTGCAGCTATGATCACCGGGAGCGCTGTCAGAGATAGACGTATTATAGGTCAGTTTACTGCTTACCCAATCCATCTTCACAGTACCGACAGTCGTGCCAGAACCATCCGGAGTGACCAGTGTACCGTCACTGGCATTGATGGCCATCCACAATGTGGAAGCGGCAGTTTGCGGGTTTTCTCCGTCAGCGGCGTTGTTATTCACCAGGATCTGCAGCTCGCCGTACACGGTACGGATGCCTCCGGTCCACTCCCAGACGTTGCCGCACAGATCAGCAATGCCGTCCGGCGTCTGGTCATGATACCAGGTCAGGGGGCCTGTGCCGGTAGCGGTATGAACCGCGTAATGCGTTCCATCCGTGGTGGCCGGAAGCGCCTTGTAATTGTTTTCGCTTGAATGCTTACCATAGTTGTTATTGCCCAGAGGGATGAATCCGTTGTTCTCACACCAGGCAATCAGAGCGCCCCATTCAAAGGCGGTCATCAGATGCCAGCCAGCGCCTTTGTCGGTGCAGGCTTTCAACGCGGTATCAAAGGTGATGCTCGTTTTCGGATCCTGTCCGGGCAGACTGTAGGCCCGTCCATTCTGGACAATGTTTTGATACTTGCTGATGTAGATCGCATCTACCTCAGCACCATTCACAATAAAGGCGGGGTGGGTCGCAGGGCTGGTTCCAAGTCCAAGATCGGCATAAGACATCTTTGGAATCTTCACCATTATGGAAGGCAGTCCCTTATCATCATACAGGATTTCGTTATTGGGGCATACGGCTTTCAGAGCCAGATTGGAAAGATCAAAATTGGCAGCCATGATTCATTTCCTCCTTTACTCAATCGCCCACAGGGACAGGGTGACTTTCTCCATGTCCAGAGGCAGAGGCGTGGGCGGTTCGGGCTCCTGGCCTTCATCCGCTTCGTGGTATTCATATTCCCTGGCAGGAATATCAATTTCAGCAACATAGGCTCGGCCTGCAGCGGTGCCGATCACCAATTCTCCATCCTGGTTGGAACACACGTCGATATGCACATCCCAATCCTGCTGGCGCTTGGCCAGATTGATGGTCAGATCATCATCAAAGCAGATTTTGGTGCCGGATACCTCATAGGGGATTTTGGGGCCCTGGTTTTTTTCAATGACGTTCATCAGATGATACCTCCAATCACGATATAATTTACAACGGCAGAAGTAGCGCTGCCAGTGTAAGCAACCTTAAAGCCGTTTACTTGCTTGTCGGTGATAACGATTTCACCCGGATTCCCGACAGCGCTGGCAAATTCAGCGATAACAGCATATTTGGTATTATCCTGTCTGTTGGCCAGAACAACGGTGGTTACAGAATTATTGAAAGGGAATTGCAGGGAATTGGAAAGGGCTATGCTGCCATATTCGCAGATCATGCCATCTTCCCATTCGTGCTGCCGAAGGGCGTTGATCAGCAGGGCCACGGATAAATTCTTATCCATGTCTACCTTGTTGATTTCCTCAGCCGATGCACCAGCCTGGCTTTCTTCTGCCTTTTCTTCGGCGTATTTCATGGCCTTTTTTAAGGTGAGCACATCCATGGGCTACACCTCCCGCCATACATCGTCCGGCCCCAAAAGATAAGTCTTAGTCAGGTCCTGGGTATAGGCCAGGCTCCCAGCGCAGGTCGGCTGCTGCGTGCTGTCGCTGTTGGGCAGGGAGGACACGTCAGACGCGTCGGAAATAATAAATTCCCGGTAGGTGGCTTCCTTACCGGGGCCACCGCGCACTACTTGTTTTATCATTGGTTATACCCCCCAATCACAGCATAGTTGACCGTCACGGTGGACGCGCTGCCGGTATAGGCCAATTTGAAACCGTTCACCTGGCGGTCAGATATTTCGATCTCGCCGGGATTCCCGGTTGCAGTAATGGACAGGATGACCACTTCATAATTCGCGTTCTCCAGGGCATGACTCAAAGCCACAGATTTCAACGAATTGTTGAAAGGAAATGCCAGGGAGTTGGTTAGGACAGCGCTGCCCGTGAACGCCACCTGGTGCTGTTCCAACTCAGCGGCCCGGCCTTCCAGGGCGGTGATACGCGGCTCGGTAACTTCTTCCACATGCCAGCCGAGCTGACGCAGCGCATTGACCAGCAGGCCGACAGCAGCGTGGGCATCAAGGATGCCGTTTTCCATGTTATTGAAATGCGCGGCATCCTGGGGCGTTCCAACAACGTACACCGTGCCGCGCACTTTCGTATGCGTTATAGTGCCGTCCCCATTATCCACTTCGGTAAATCGGTTTTCATACTGATCGGATTCATCTACCCATACGGTAATCGGATACAATTTAGCTCACCTCCGTTTCTGTGATATTGAAGTCGAACCATTGGAGCAAATTGGTGGTTGCTGTTTCGATGACCACGTTTACCGTCTTCGTAGCCCACACCTGGTTTTCGGTGTTGATCAGCCGAACCTCGGAGATGGTGCAGGCCGCACCGTGCGCGATCTGGCTTTTGACTCGCACGACACCGGCGCTGGTGATGACCGTTTCCACAATTGGGGCGCTATACCAAGTGGAGCCCACCCGGTACTGTGCCTTTGCGATCCGGCGCTTGATGTAGTTCCGCAAATCCGTGAATGCGGCTGTCTGGAGCATATATCCTCACCTCCTACATGAGAGAATTGAGCGAAGTCCCACACGGACGCGCTGCATAGGAAGATTCCGAAGCGGAAACTCCAACGTATAAGCCGTTCGCGTCAGCGTTTCCGTGTGTGGCGATATTGGGGTGTGTGCCAGCAGTCGACTGCCCTGTAACCGGCGTTTGGTAGGTATGGGATTCCTTCCCGCTTTCCACTACGATCTGTTCGTCGGAAAGATTGCCGTGGGTGGCCCACCTGGGTTTTGTGCCGCTGGAATCCACATGGTATTTGTGGGATTCCTTGCTCGTTTTTATCACGATGCCGAAGGTGACACGCACAATAGGGAGATCGCCCTCCAGATGAGCGCGGACCGGCTTATAAAAATGAATCACGTCCAGGGCACTGTTTACCATGATCGGTTCTTTTGCCGATTGCGCTTCCAGGATGACGCGGAAGAAATAGGGATCGCCGCCATACTCAAACCACTCCTCCACGGAGGAAGGAGGCCAGACGTCAGTGAGCGCTTTTTCGACAGCCGCCACAGTGCCCATATGCTGGTGCACAAAAATAGCATCCTTGATCAAAGCACGCTTTGCCCGGATGCCATAGTCGTATTTATACCAATCCACTTTGAAATCCTTAGCCAGGATATCCAGTAGATCTTCCGGCATATCATCAATGTGCGGATAGAGGTTGGGAATGCCAACTTTCTGCCATAGTGCCGCCAATGCGGTGGCTGCGGCTTCGCCCAGGTCATGCATACCCTGATCGTTGGATAACGGGGCAGGCAGCACTTGCATGAGCGCATCCTTTGTGATGGCGTTACTCATTCTCATAGCCCCCATTCGTTATGGAGATGGTATTGACCTCCGCCAGCTGAGGAACAGAAAGAGCCAGGGTAGAAATATCAGTGCCATCCCGGAGAACGGTGAATTCGGGAGACACAACCTCCACCCGTTTCACGCCATTCACAGCCATGATCATTCTGATCAGCGTGGATGGGTTGATATCGCGGCCCAGCTTCCCCGCCTGCCAGGAAACGAAATTATTCACAGCGTCGTTGACGGCGCTGGCGATGTCGGAAGCGCTGCTGGTGGCGTTATTGGCGATATAGAATGTGATATCGATATCATAAGACACGGTATCAGGGTCACTGACCAGAACCAGATCGGTCATAGGACGGTGTTCCTTGGCGTTGCACGCTGCATACACCAGATTCTTAATTTCCGTCCCTGCAGCCGCGCCGGTATTCATCAGCACATAGATGCGCACTTCGCCGGGCGTGGGAGAATTGACAAGCACGTCCTCAATATCCGTCGATACGCTTTTGGCAAAGTACATATAAGCGTCTTCCGCGCCCGCACAGGAATAGGCCGCTAAGCTGGCCACCATGAGCGCATAGTATTCTTCGTCGGTAGCGGTATCGGAGCCGCCGTCCGATTCATCCACATTGACGCAGGAAGCGTAATACGGGAACACGTCCACACACTTGGTGATTTCCCCGATGGCGTAACCATTGCCAACCACGCCCACGGTATCACAGGTGCAATGCACGATCACGGTAGTTTCACCAATAGGGATAAAGGCATCTTCATCGGTGGAAAAGTTCACCGCGCCATCATCCGTGGTTACTCGCGTTCCGGCAGGCACCAGCACAACGGAAGTCTGTTCGGTGGATATGGTGAATTCCATCTGAACACCGGCAGCTGTGGCTTGAGGGCGCGTGCTGGCATAAAACAATTCGCCCAGAGCATCCAGGTTCTGCCCTTCCGCTCTGGACGGGATATTTTGGTTTCCGGCTATGTTAATGCTGGCGTATGCCTGGACCAGCATGGCGGTAACCCATTTAATGAACAGCTTTTCCGGGGATGCGTTCCGCACGCCCTGGCCCGTGATCGCCGTATATGCCTGGGTAACACTTTCCTCAATGGCGGTGGAACTTTCCGAAACAAATTGATAATCGCTTCCGGCCCTACTCACTGATCGTCACCTCCACGTTCGGGATCAAATGGCCCGGTTCATTCACATCCACATCGAAAGTCACGCGGGTTACCTGGGCGCGAGGCTCAAACTCGTTAATTGCTTCCACAATGGCAGAAACAAACGCGCTTTGGGCTACGTTGATGGGCCGATGCAGATATTCATTTTTTACGCCGAACTCCCGGTAGCATGGCACCGAGCAATAAGGCGTTTGCAGGATACAATAGACATTCTGAATCACTTCTTCCACCAGGGAGGAAGGAAAGAAAGTCAGCTTGATTTCTTCCTTAGGATTGATGGTTACCGTCATACGCCCTCACCCGCTTCCAGAAGGGTTATTTTCGCCTTTGCGGAAATCAATGCGCCGTCCTTATAGATCAAGTCAAAGGACCGGGACAAGCCGCTTACAAGCCATTTCCCATAAACGTCTGTGCCCAGCACCAGGGGATAAGCAATGCCGGATTTGAGCATTCCGGCGAACTTGTCCATTTGCGCTTTCGGGGTTACGCCGAGGAAAGCAGAAAACACCACGTCAAAGGTGATCTGGTCACTATTGCGGCCTACGTATTCAGGCACAGCTTTCCC